AAATGTTTGTGTTGGTTGAATGCTTCCTAAGATATAACTGAAATTATAATTTGTAATATTTGGAATTTTTGCTGTGATATTAATATTTTGATTGACATTATCAATGTAACATGTCCATACCCCAGTAGAACTAATACTCCAAACTATATGATGCCAAGCATTATTAACCGTCCCACTTCCAACAGATCCTAAATAATAATAATCTGTTGGTTTTGCGATATAATCCTTAATAAATAATCCTATTTGATTATTAAGACCTTCTCTTGCTATTCCAAATCTTCTTGTATTAGTTGTATCTGCTGCTGTTTCTGAAAACTCAAATAAACTCGCCCAGGTACCAGTAGAAGTACTCATATTGTACCATAAACTGAATGTTATGCCATTTGTATTATTTATAGTATATAATTGATTTGTAAGACTTGTTGGAAATTGTATTCTTGCTTCTACTCCTCCTTCGTAAGCAGATTTTCCAAATATTTTTTGGATAGAACTAAAAATAGGCGTAGAACTTGGAGGAGAACCAGTTGGTATTATTAAATTATGTTTTGTAATTGACGGATTACTATCTAAATATCCTTCATTATTTCCTTCATCGTCAAATTTATACCACGCTTTTAAATTTGCATTATCTGCAGGTATTTTAGGATATTCTGGGGAATTTATATTATATAATGTAGTAATTTCTGCTGTTGTTAATACACCTTTGTATATACGAAAGTCGTCTATATATCCGTTATTATGTCCTACTTGAGAACCACCAAAAATTTCATTTGCAGTATATGAATAATTTGGTATGATACCTGAAGTGCTTTGGTTAACATCTTCATAAGTTTGTAATACATTATCTATATATATTGCCCATACGCCTGCAGTAGTAATAGTCCATACAAAATGATGCCATTCTCTATCTAATTTTCCCTTTCCAACATACCCATATGGAAATGTTGCTCCGTCCTGCATACCTACAAATAATCTATTAGATGATGCTATCCATGTTGTCGGGTCGTTTGAAGCAGTTAAAATACCACTTGTTGGTTGTTGACCGATTATAAATCCTCGTTTATTTGTATCGGTTCCTACCATAAAACATAATATATCTGCCCAATTATTCTGTTGATTTGTTATAGATAATTTAAACCAAAATGATAAAGAAATTCCTGTAGCGACATTTATTGCTCTTAATTGACTTCCAACTTCATTTGGAATAACTAACGTAGAACCGCTTACGCCATTTTCAAATGCTGCTCTTCCTAATACATAATTAAGACGAGAAAATACAGGGATATTTCCAGTTTTAGCAGTTAAATTATATCCATTTCCAGAACTATCAAGATATCCTTCGCCATTTCCTAATTCATCAAATTTATAATGTATTAATAAACTTTTATCAACAAAAGGATAACGCGGAACATAATTAAAAGTTAATAATTCTTGAGATACAGGATTTCCAATAGTTGTTGCTGTACCCACATTAGATTTCATTCTTATTATTACTATACCTGCAAAACCATTACCTCCATTTCCCCATCCTCCGCCACCTCCTCCACCACCTCCACCATAAAAGGTTGCATTGCTTCCTGCTCCTGATTGAACTCCATTTCCACCTCCTCCCAAACCTCCTGAACTTCCACCACTTATCCAATGTCCTCCGCCTCCTCCACCCGCATAGTATAAATTAGTTCCTGTAATGTTTATTTGCCTTCCAATTCCTCCATTTCCTCCATTTATACCATCAAAACCTGGACCTCCCGAACCACCACCACCACCACCGCCTTCAGTAAGTCTTCCTAAACCTCCTAAATTTCCTTGACCAGGAGTATTTACATTAGAAATCTCTCTTGTTTGATCGCTTGTTCCTAAACCTCCGCTACTTCCATACGGACCTAAATTAATTGGTTCTATATCACTAGGATGTCCATAACCTCCACCGCCTCCTCCATATGCTACATAGTTGGCATTAGTTCCAACAATAGAGGTATTACCTCCCTTATCTCCAACAATCCCTACATTAGTTCCAGATGTCCCACCTAAACCACCTTTACCAACACTAATATTATAATTTCCAGTTAAAATAATATTTTGAATATATATTAACCCTCCAGCACCGCCACCGCCAGCATCTGTTTTGCCTCCTCCACCTCCTCCACCGACTATTAATATATCGCATAGGGTATTTTGCTCAAATGTTATAGAATGAGATGTTTGATTTTCTGTTCCTCCGCTATGTACAAATGTTCTTACATCATATGATTCTTTTCCGTAAATATACCATTCGCCTATAGACATCCATCCATCTAAACCCATATTCTTATTAACAACTAAAGCAAAGTATCTAAAATAATTAGAAGTTGATACTTTTTCTTCGTATTTACTTGACACATAATCAGCAACTACTAATGGATTTGATTTATTAACTAATTCAACCCAATTTATATTATCATTAGAACCAAATATTTTATATACTGCAGGGACTCTGCTAGTTCCTCCTATACTACCTGCTTCAATTATATATCTTGTTAAATTAATTGCTACAGGTAATTGAACTTTAATCCATTCTCCAATATATCCTCCTAAACTCTGACTGCCAGTATATGTACCCGCTGGAGAACCTCCGTATGCTCCAGTTGTAGAACTTATTGTCCATGGAAATGTAGTACCATCTAATATTCTAAATGGAGGTTCGTTCGAATGATTGCTTGAAGCCGATACGATATATGTCCCATTGCCGTATGATTGTCCGGTTATTGTTCTTGTTGCTGATGTAAAATCTCGTAGTGGCGGGTACATTCTTTCGACACTTGTAATTCCTGGGGTTACCACAGGTTCTATTATATTAGAAAATTCGTCGCCGTATAAATACCATTCGTCAAAATTTAATGTTTGGCTGTTTAATGTAGAACCTACTACTAAAACAAAAAATATATATTCAGAATATATATTAAAATTTACATCTGTATATATATTATTCAAATATGCTATATTTATAGATGTTCTATCTACTAATAATACCCAATCAATATTATTATTACTTCCGTATATTTTGAATTTACCAGGAGAATTTGAAGAATATCCTGTCCTTTGCTTTATACTATATTTTGTTAATCTAATTGCAATAGGTAATTTAATTTTTAACCATTCTCCATAATAAGAACCATCGTCAAAACTTTCAATTATTTTATTAGTAGGTACATAATTAAAAGATGTATCGTAATTAGTAATAGCCCAATGCCCGCCTATAGCATTACTTTCGTTAAAACAAAAACAAGGATGAGTATAATCTACTGGTATAATTTGTAACTGTCCAGTATGATATATTGAAGAACCTGTAACTATGTATGTACCATTTCCATAAGATTGTCCAGAAACTATTGTAGTTTCAGAAGTAAAATTTCTAACAGGCGGATACATTCTTTCAACGGCATATTTATTAATTTGTCGTGTCATAGAATATCTCAGAGATATATTATTTATATTTGTTGAATAGTAAATAATATCACTATTTACTATATTTTTTCGCATACTTGCCGTAGATGAAGTTAATTCAATTATATACTCATTTTCTAGATTTTGCAAAGCACCGCTATTTATTTGACATTGTGTTCCAGGTTGAAATGTTAACGTATATGTGTTGTTCTGTGTAGGAATATTATATAATTGTGTTATTTCGGTCGATATTAGAACTTTATCATAATATCTAAAATCTTCCATTAATCCATTTAAAGTACCACCTTGTACACTTGACCTTGCTATCGTAAAATTGCCACTTCCTGAAAATGTGTTAGCAAAAGTTGATATATTAGTGTTTAACTTTACTCCATCAAACCATATTTCCCCTGCTCTATTAGTATTATTATATGTAACAACATAATGATGCCAACTTGTTCCAATTACATTAGTCATATTATATCCTGTAGTATCTATATCATTACCACCACCAAAATGAGAAAATCTTAAATTATTACCAACAGATTCATACAAAAATCCTAATAATAAACCACTTGATCCCGTTGCGCCCTGTGAAAAGAAACTAGAATTAGTTGCTGTAGGTGCAGCGTTGAACTTTGCCCAGAAAGATATTGAATAAGTTTTACCATTAAGGTTAATACCGCTTGTTTGTAAAAAATCATTAGAGTCAGTACTAACCGATTGCAATATAAGACCACTAACAATATCAGAACTTGTATTAGTTAAATTAAATCCACTTGACGAACTATCATTATAATTACCATCAAACTTATACCATGCTTTTAAATTAGTACTATCAGCTTGTATAATTGGATAATTTGAAACATAAGCAAAATTTAATGTCTTATGAGTTATACCTTCTATAATTCCCGCATTAACAATTGATTTGAACCTAATTATTATAACACCAGAACCTCCTGTACCTCCATTTCCACCATCGCCACCTCCTCCTCCTCCAGAACCTGTATTAGGAGCTCCATTGCCACCATTTGTTCCACTAATATTTCCATTACCACCATTATTTATACCGCTGGTTCCCGCTAATCCAGGAGTTGCAGATGAACCCGCTATTCCACCGCCTCCGCCACCACCTAATCCTCCGTCTCCTGAATGTGTTGTTGTTCCACCACCACCTCCGCCAGCCCCCCAATAATAAGATGTACCTGTTATATTAATTTGTATTCCATCGCCGCCACTAGATGGTTTACCCGCTGTAATCCAACTACTTCTCGTAGTATATTGCGTTTGTGACGAATTTAAACCAACAGAACCAGCACCTCCACCTCCACCTCCACAAACAGCACCTGTTGCCTGTGTTTGAGGTAATCCGTTACCACCTATGTTACCATTATATAATGTTCCTGAATTTAATAATGTTCCTTTTGTAGATACACCTACGCTTCCACCAATACCTGAAATAGTAGTATACCAACTACCAGGACTACCTCCACTACCACTACCACCTGATGTTCCATTATTTTGCGTATACCATGCAACATATGATGTAGACCCACCTCCTAAACATATGGCACCAAATGCTTCACTAGAACTTCCATTTACATTTTGTGCACCTCCTTTTCCTACTTTAATAGTATAAGTATTTGCAGGAATTGTAACATTTGTTGCGTATAAAACAGCACCACCCCCTCCACCACCCGCCATTATTTGATCACCGCCTCCACCTCCGCCAACTATCAATATATCACATATTGTATTCTGTCCTATTGTAATGGTATGAGTTGTTTGTGTTTCTGCTCCTCCACTATGTGTAAATGTTCTAATACTTTCAGTAAAAGAAGGAGATGTAATAACTGGTTCGTTTGTTAGTGGTTGTGTTTCTGGCGCCATTGGTATTGGTACGTTGAGAATGTTGCTTGTATTAACGTTTGTATCGGGAATATATAATTCTGATTTTACACATTGAATATCAAAATTACTCGTAGAATAATTTACATTTATATTAGAGCCATCTAAAAGAATTGGCATTATATAATATTATAATTATCTATATATTCTGTATAAATGCGAATAAATAAATTATATAAAAATAAATACAATACTTAACTATTTCATTTAATTATCTTAAGATTATTAATTTCTTCTTGCATATTTTCAATTTTCGTAGTTAATTCTTGAATTGATTTTACTAGAAGAGGTATTATAGAAGTATAATTAATACTATAGAAATCTTCATTATTTTTAGGCTCATTTACAATATTTGGGAATACTTCCTTTAATTCTTGAGCTATAAAACCATATGATTTTTTATCTGTAAGTTGTTGTTCTAATGTTAAATATGAAACAGGATTTAAACTAATAACATCATCTAATACATTAGTAATACTTTCTATATTTTTTTTAAGTCTATAATCACTTGCATGTGTAATATTTGTAGCCCTCACAATACCATTTACATCTAATTTAATATCACTAATTAGAGTCGGTACAGTTCCTATACCAACTTTATTATGTGCTATAGTTATTGTCGCATCGGTAGGAGTATATGAAATTCCGTTATTCCATATTTCACTTGCAGTCCAACTTGATGATGTAAGCGGATAATTTGAATTATAGGAAGAATCTATTGTTGCGGGTCTGTTAATATATAATCTACCAAACGTATTATTTAATTTTGATTTCCAATATGCTGTATAGTACACGGGTTCTATTGTATTTGGTAAATCTTCATAAGAACCCGATACATTTGTTATAGAATGCGAGTATTGACTATTGTCTGCACCCATATTATGAGATATCCAACATGGCGTTCCTTCTAAAGAAGCAGAATTTGAACCATTTGCATTTTCTACTAATGTCCATGGACCTGTTCCAATTTTTCTGTATAATTGAATACCCCACCAGCGTGAATTTTCAGCATAATCCATACCAATATGACAAGACATTGTAACAAGTACTTTAGAAGTTACATGGGATGGTTTTATTTTCACAATAAATCCAGTATTAATATTATCATCTATGGCAACCCATGCTGTTGTATAATCGCCTTTTGTTTTTGTTTCTCTATATGTATTATGTATTGTTTGAATTATCATTCCTTGAGTAAATTCTAGAACAAATGGTTTGCCATCTATTTGATATTTTTTTGCATTTAATGTACCATATACATCTAAAGTATGATTTGGTATTGTGCCAACACCAATATTTCCATTAATTCCGTTGATAGTTAATCTATTATTTATCAAATTATTACTTCCAGAAGAAATTATATAATTATTATTGTTATTAGACATTTTCCAACCATAATATTTATTGTTTGCAAATGAATTATTTACTCCATTAACTAATTCAATTGATGTTGTACTAGTTTCTGTATTAGAAGGATCTTGTATTTTAATATTAGCGGCAGTTCCATATACATTTAATAAAGATTCTGTATTATATGTTCCTATGCTTATTTTAGAGTTTACGAATATATTAGAGTTTACGAATAAATTAGAGTTTACGAATAAATTAGATGTAGTTCTTATTTCACCAGATACATCTAATAAATATTCTGGATCACTAATGTTTTTTCCAATACCTATCTTACCATCATTTTTAATAATCATATTGAGCTGCGTATTTGTAAAGAATTGCAATTCGTCATTATTAAATCCAGGAGTTGTTTCTGCACTAATATAGGTATCATTATTTAAGTCTTTAACTCCTCCAAGAGAACCCCATTTACTTCCAGGTCCATAACCCTCAAATTGTTCATATTCTGTATTATAGCGTATAATTCCAGGAACTAATACAGATTCCACAGGACGTTCTAACGTATTTCCACAAGGTATTTTAATACCATCTTTTGTATTTACGTCTAAAAACACTATAGGATTATCTGTATTTATACCAACTTTTCCATCATATTTAATATTAAATAATGAATAATTCATATTTGATGCTGAAAATACATTATTATCAGTTGTAATTTGCTTAATAGTTACAGCGGTACCTTGACCATTATTTGTAACATCTAATTGTTCGGTCGCATATATATCTGTATTAAAAGTTGTTATCGTACCGTGAATTATTAAATTAGAAGCTGTTAAATCTCCGTGCACATATAAATCACTATTATATTTATCATCAATAATGAAACGGTTATTTGTCCCATCTGCTATATAATCTGCTGATAAATTTGTTATTCTAGTTCCTATTAAATTACTAGTTCTCTCTACATAATTACAAGTATCTCTAATTATATCACGATTATTTATAGTATATATAAATCCGGATGAAGTATCATCTACTATATTAATATTACCATTTACATCCAATTTGCTCACTTTATTTGGATTAGTCACGCCTATGCCTAATATACCATCGTTTGTTAATGTAAATACCTCTTTGCTAAAGTTTGAAGCACTTATAATATTTGCACTGTTTATTTGACGCATATTCATTAGAACACTTTTAGGATCAGTTACTCCTAATCCTAAACTTCCATCATTTGCTAAAGTCAATATTTCCCTGTTGAAGTTAGAAGCACTTATAATATTTGCCCTTCCTTTTTGCTCTATAGATAGAGATGTATTATTTCCATAACCATCTATATGTAAATTACAATAAACATATAAATCAGAATATAAATCTAAATAATAAGATTTTTTATTTAAATTATTGGATGTTTGTAGAACTAAAACATCTCTAAAAATATCATCTTCATTATCATCAGTCAAAACACCATCTGACAAATAGTCCTTGATATTTAATAATTTATAGTTTTTATATTTTTTACCTGCAGTAATATTAAATTCTATACCATTAGTTCCTGATTGATTAAAAATTATATTAGGTGAGTTTACTTGATATTCAGTAAAAGAATTTCTATTTAACGCTTCAACTAAATTATTTCCTAATGCATCGTATATATTACCTGCAATTCTCAAATCACTACCTATATTAAGAACGCCTCCTGCATTTATTCCTCCATTAATATATAAATTTCTATTCTCATCTATTTTAAGTGCTGTAAAATCATTATCTTCAGAATCATTGTATTTAATTTCAAATATTCCGTCATAACTATATATTTCATGTGTATTTTTGGCTGAATTTACATTTTTTTCTACATCATTTATTAATGATATGTGAGGATAATATTTTGTTCTATTATAATTTCTAATATCTATGCTAAATTTTTCAGTATTGGCATTAGTATAATCATTGATATATTCTTCAATTACTAAAGTATTATTACAAGTATAACCTAAAATATTAAATGTATCGAGTAATTGAGTTGATTTTATTAATATTAAGTCTGTATTACGCTGGGTGCTAGAATCAGCATATTCATAAATAGAATAATTAGAAGTCTTGATAATAACATTATTACCATTTATATTTGAAGAAACAGAGAGTATCGGGTTTGTCTTGATAAGTTTTTCAATATATAAATTACAAGAATTTATATTTAAATAATTGCTATGTATAGAATAATATTTTTCAATATAATCATTATTAGAATTATATTTTATAATATTATTAGTTAATGTCTTCAAATATAAGTTAGAATATTCAATATACTGAGGCAATGTAGACAATGCATTATCGGTAATATATATTCTTTCTTGACGTAAATCTGAATATATCAATTCAGTTACATATTTTCCAGGATCAAATGGTTCTAGTGTATAGATAATATTGTTACTTATATTAATATAATTACTATCATTTATTTTTTCATTGCGCACTTCACTATTAATTATAATATTACAATTAATAACATCAGATTTTTTATATTTATTTTTATATTTATAATTAATTTCTATATTACGACCTGATAATGTATGTAATATATTCTTATTTATTGTTATTTCTTCAATATTATTATTAACTATTAAATCGTCGTTAATATTATCTACAATTTTTTTAGGAATTATTTCTAATAAATTATTGTAAAAATTATTATTATATTTACTTTTACTTGATTGAGTACTTGTTTCAGAAACATATTCTGTACTAAGTTGATAATTATTATAATTATTATTATTTGTTACTAAATTGCTATAATAATTTTTATAATTAATATCATTAATTTTAGTTGTATAAAATAATATTTTTGATAATATTTTTTCTTCTTTGATAACAAAATCTTCTTTTGTAGAATCATCTATATTTATAATATTATTATCAGAGTCTACTTCTGGAAAATCAGTTATATTCTGTACTATATAACTACGATACGATTTATTTATGTTATTCCATATATAAGATGAAGAAAGAGAAACATTTTCATATACTATATCAACAGAAGAATTATATATATGATTGTAACTATATCGGTTAGTAATTGCTACTGATGAATTATTAATTTCACTGTTAATAACTAGAGTAGCATTATTAACATTATTAACAATATTTACATTATTAAAGTCTTCGTTAAATCCAAATCTTGCACCGTTTCTTAAATTAAAATTTTCTATAGCATCAATTGTAAATACATTTTTTAATGTAGGATCGTAATTATTATAATTTTTAGAATCAATACCTATAGTAAATTTATGCATATTAGTTTCATCGCCTCCAGAAATAGAATGATATATATCATTTCCTCCGGAAGAATTTACTAAATTAATACTAGCGGGATGAGAAGTATTTGTAATCTGCATTCCATATTTGGCACTTCCATCAATATGCAATAATATATTTGAATTTTTACTATCTCCTAAACCTAAATGTGTTGTACTATTTATAATATCACCGCTGTCATCTGTTGTATTAACAATTCTAAAAAAATTCTTATAATTTGCATTATTTAAAACATTAAAATCTAATATAGTATTACTATTATTTATATCATAACTTGTGCTAATTTCAACAGAACTTTTAACATTTTCATTCATATCATCAGTATCATTAAAATAATAGAAATTGCTATTGTAAATCGCTAATTCAATTGAAGAATAACTAATGTCATTCTTAGAATATGTAATAAATTTAGTAGATGGTCTCCGGATAGTAGTATTATTTATATTTTTAACAACTAATGGTATTTCATTTAAATTAATAGGGTCTATTATGATATTCTCTTTTGGTCTAAAAATATCAAATGATGCAACAATCTTATCTGATGAATTATTATTGTAACCATTCAATATATCGCTAGAAACATAGTTAAAATATTTATCTACTTTTTCTAAATTAGTAGATAATGCTTTCAAATTAAAATTGAAATTACATCCATAATTATCTAATATATTAATGTTTCCGTGAACACTTAAGTCTCCGTATATAGTCATTGCAGAATCATCATCATATTTTACTTTTGGATTATTAACATCAATATGATATTTTGATTTTTCGGTATCATAATAAAATGACATTCCGTAAGATGTTGGTTGAATCGTTTTATCCGTATATCCAATTTGCAAAGGTCCTACGCGTTTTATATCCCTACAATCTAGATCGCAAAATTTATGATTTTTATAAATAAACCATCTTTCTTTATTTCTATCTGAATTTAAATCTTTTTCATATTCGCATATATCAATACCGCTATAATCAGCATTATTTTTTTTTCCACCACCCCTCTCACCTCGATATATTCGAATAACAGAATAATTATAATCAGTTGTAAATATATTACGTATTTGCAATGGAGCGATATTTTCTTCACCTTTCCATCCTATTGATATGTATTTATTTGTATGAAAACTTAAATCATTACTGGCGCGTTGAAGTGTTTCTAACAAAATATTATTTTGATAATATAAATCAGTATTAATACCTTTTTTTACATTTAATCCCTTCATATTAATTGCTAATTCACCAGATTCATTGTAATTTATGCAAAATTTATCACATATTTTATCATATACATTGAAATAGTTTTTGTCGCTATTATAAACAAATTGTTTCGTTTTTTTATAATTATTTTCTCCATAAATATAATATTCATTTGCAGAAATGTTACCATTGATATCCAAGGCAAAATTAGCATTAGGATTTATTTTATTGATACCAACCTTACCTTTTAATAAGGATAATGTCGGTGGTGTATTTTGTAAAAAAGAATTATTAGTCAATGCATTAATATTTACACCAGGATAGAAATATATATTATTTTTTTTTCCAACTACTGAATTTGTATTAATTATTAAACTATTATCGTTGTAATCAAGGCGTGCTAATCTGCCAATATTAGCAACATATACTTTATTTTCAACGGTATTTTTTAACAAGATATCAAATGAATTACTTGTAGCAATGTCATCTTTAATAATATTTAAAACTCCATCAAAAGTATCATTTGGGTTAAGACCTAATCCCAATTTTTTAGGAAAACTTACATTACAATTTGCGTCGAGATAAGCGATATTACTGCTTACATACATGAAAATAAAATTACTTCCATTATCATCATTAATTACCTTAGTATAACCTGTAGTAGGGTCTGTTAAATCGAGGGGCAATACTCTTTTATTATTAATAAAAATATCGTTTTCGACGTTTAGATTAACATTCTTTACATTAAGCATAGTCGTATTAAAAAAATTAACATTTCCGCCAAATGTTACTTCTCCGCTGAATATAGAGTCTTCTTCAACATTTAAAGAACCTGTTTTAGTATTATTTTGTATTATTATGTCATTTGTCACATTGACGTTTTTTGCAGTAAATAAATTATCTACTGTTAAATTATTATTAAAGAAGTATTGCGATCCAGTAAAATTTCCTTCATTTATTTGTGTAGCGTTTAAAACTCCGGCGCCTTTATTACGAATATAAATATCGTCAGTATGTTTATATGTTCCTGTAACATAATCTTTAATCAATATATTTTCAAATGCAACTAATCCTTTAACATCTAATTTTGCATGGTCTTCTTTATTTAAATTTTCTAAAATTTTATCATTCTGAAGAATTTTTATATTATATATGTATTTAGTTGATATATTTGTACCAATACCCACATTGTGATTTGCATCAATTGTCATTGCAGGTATATTACTATAATTATTATATGTAGGTGTAGCATAATTTCCATAAGATTCTTCAATATTTTCAGCAGATTTACTAACGTGAAATTCCAGAGGAACTCCGCGTGTTGTAGAAATAATAGCAGGCGATTCTTTGTAACCTCCAATAATACCCATACACATTCTTACAGGTTCATTATAGTCGTTATTTGTATCATTTCTAATAGAAATGTGCATGTTGTTGAATTTATTATTAGGAGTTGTCACAATATTTAAAGGATTTGTATTATTATACGTGTCTACTTCTCCACCAAATGTTACATAATTAGGTGTAAATAAATTTGCAATATTATAACTATTATTATATATATTATTATAATCTGTACTATAAATACTAGTTTTAAAAGGTTGTGTTGCCGCTAATTGAGTTGCTGTAGTAATAAAAGATTTAACTAAATTACATGTAATTAGATCTGTATTATCTAATATAATATTACTAAACTGTAGTCCTGCTGCTTTTATAATACCTGAACAATGTATATTTTTATCTACAAATAATGATGTATCTAGTTTTAATTTATCGTTAGCTAAATTCCTTGATGTATTAATAGCTACGCCGTTATCATTTACAATAAAATTCCATTTTGTATTTTTTGTATCTTCAGTGTCATTAATATACGTTTTTTCTCCTACAACTAAAAATTCCTCATATTTTTTTAAGTCTATTTTACTTAAATTCTTAGCTTCATCCTCATCATTGAGTTGTAATCCAATTGCAACCGAATCTATTTGTATTGTAGGGTTGGTTATATCATTGATTAGATAACTCATATATTATCTTACTCTATTTAAAAGAAAAATACATTTAATATTTATATATATATATAAATATAAAAAATGATATATTATAATTAATATAATTAATTATAAAGATGAAACGTATCGAGAATATCCATAATAAAACTATGGAAATAGGTATTGAGAATCAACCATATAATAATAAAAATATATTATTGCAAAGAGAAGACTTAGATAATTTATTAAATAATAATGGTTTAAAAGATTTAGAAGTTAAGAATATTAACTTATATCGCGTGGCATTTGTTCATAAGTCTTATTGTACTATGAAGAATGCTGATTTTGATAAAAGTAATGCAAATTGCCCAACTGATTGTCTACCTTTACAAGATATGTCATATGAAAGACTAGAATTTTTAGGTGATTCATTACTTGGAATGATTGTAACTAATTATTTATATCTAAGATTTCCAGACCAAAACGAAGGATTCTTATCAAAAATAAGAACAAAAATAGTTAATGGAAGAATGCTAGGTTATCTATCTGAAAAGGTAGGATTACCCAAATTTGCTATAATTTCTAAACAAGTTGAAGAGTCAGGAGGAAGAAATAATTATAAAATTATGGAAGATATATTTGAGGCATTCTTAGGAGCACTTTATTTAGATTTTCAAACAGACACTGATATAGTATCTCTTCCACCGAATATTAGAATAACACCTTCTAGTGGTGCAGGATATTATATCGTAGAAAGTTGGATTATATATATTATAGAAAATTATATAGACTTCTGTGAACTAATTAGAATAAAAAATAATTATAAAGATATGTTAGTGTCGCATATGTTGCATTATTTACAGGATGTACCGCAATTTAAAGAATTAAATATTACAACTAAAGATAATGTGCGTATCTTTAATTACTGTATTAAAGACAAAAATGGTTCTATTATTGCAACTTCAACAGGAAATACAAAAAAAGAAGCAGAGAATAATGTATCAAAAGAAGCGTTACTATATTATAATGTGAATATACAAGAATATAATTCTCATATATAAGAATTTATAATATACCTTCATATAATTATAATATTATGACTGATAATATTAATATTAATATGAATATTACACATTTAGTTTTATCAGGCGGAGGGATGCATGGTGTAATGTTCATAGGTGCACTAAGATATTTATATTTTAAAAATTTAGATAAAAATATAACACATATCGCCGGGTGTTCTATTGGATCTTTTATAGGTCTTATGTTTGCTTTTAAAATGCAAATAAATGAGATGGAAGAAATAATATATACCGCTAGAAAAGACGAAGAATTATGTAATGTTCCTATAAAAAATTATATTAAATTAATAACCGAATATGGTATGTGTGATGTGTCAAAATTTATAATTCATCTTAAAAGGGCAGTTAAAAATAAATATCCTTTTTTAGATGATATCGTTACTTTTAAAGATATTGCAAAAAAATTTGGTATAAATTTATATATGTCTTCTACTAATATTAATTCCTGTGAAAATAGGATTTTTTCAATTGAAGATACTCCTGATATATGCGTATTTGATGCGTGTTGTGCTTCAATGTGTATTCCATTATTATTTAAACCTATATACATAGATGATTATTATTATGATGGCGCATTAACAAATAATTTTCCTATAAAAATATTTGAAAAAGTTCCTAGTGAAAATATATTAGGAATGATATTACAAAAAGAAAATAAACAGATTATTGAAAAAACTAAAAATATTAATCTAATATATATAATTAAACAGTTGTTTACAATATTTAACAAATTAAGGGTAAAACATGTTCTTTTTGAGCAAATAAAAAATAGCAAAATAAATAATTTTTATTATCCTACTAATTTACCATTAGATAATACAATGAATATAACATTTAGTAGATTAGGAATGAAATTAGAATTAAAAAAAAAACAAATTGATGATATGATATTTGCAGGTTTCGAAAGTATGATGGAATATATGGATGAAAGATATAGTGATTATATTGAAGAAATAAACGAACGTACTAAACTTACTATAGATTTATAATTTTATTTTAATTTTATTATTAATATAATAAGGTTTATTATTTATTATTTTAGCATTTAATGGTTTTTTATCAATAAATATATTGTTTGGCATCTGCAATAATTCATTTATAATTCCTTCTGATAATTTATTTAAAAATTTAGTATTTTTTATATATATATATTTATTATCTTTATAAATATTCTTTAATTTATATTTAAAATCACTGACAAATATCGAAAACTCATCAGATGGTAAATTTATAGGCGCGCTAATATCTGCGAGCCAAGAATCTTTTGAAATATTTTGATTTACAAATGGACCCATTATTCTTCTATAATCATCAAAAATATCATAAGTGTCTACGCGATTTATAGTTGTACATAAACCAAAATCATATATATACATAGAATATTTGCTAGTCTTCAAATAGTAATTTTTTCCGTTTATATTATAATGATAATAACCTGTTAGATTATTATTGTAATGGTATAAGAAATTACCCCAATGACAATCTCTATGTATATATCCTAAATTATGAAAAGTTAATATTGATAACATAATTTGTGCAAAAACATTATATAATAATTCATTATTCTTTAAAAAATCTTTTTGTTTACATAAATGCTTTAAATCGCCGCGCGCAAGTTCATTTAATAATATGATATATGTTCTGTTATTAATAATATCTGGTAATTTTTTATTTGACAATATGTTGCATTTAATTACTTTATAAGTTAAAATAAAATGTTTAGATATTTTTTTATTAATGATTAATTCTGTTATTTTACTATTTAATTCACTTTCTAATATGTTTCTATTGTTTTGTATCATCAGTTTAGCAGCTATAGGGCGCTTACCAATTTCATTTTTAATTTTTGCAATATAGATATATCCATATTTACTCGATGTTCCAATTCTTTTTACAAGGGTTATTTTATCTTTTATCGTATAATTTATGATACTTGTTTTTTCAATATGTCTTACATTTAAACATTCATTATTACTGATATCTGATATTTTATTTAGTATATGGTTATAATAAAAAATTCTACTATCTAAATTATATTTTATATTTTTGTCATCAAAATATTTTTTGATATCTTTTATGCCAATAAATTTGTTATTTTTTTTTACTACTACTTTCTTTGCAGATATGTATTTAGAATCGATTGTATTAGACAATGACCCTTTTGACATAAATTTACTTTTATATTCGTGCGAAGAATTCATTTATGCTTTTCTATTATAGTACAATATTCTAATATATTAATATAATAGATTTGTTAATGAATAATACCGAACCTTATATATTTATAATAGATTTAGACGGAACTATAATTGGAAATTGTACATATCAATGTGATATATATAATATTATGGAATTAATAAAAAGTAGTAAAAAAAAGGATTTAAATAAATATAAAATATTGTGTGATAAATCTTTAAATGATAGTTATAATGACAAATCTTTGCTCATAAGACCGCATTTTTTCTATTTTGTTCAATCTATGAAAAAATTATATCCACAATCGTATTTTTATATTTATACAGCATCAGAAAAAAAATGGGCAATTAAAGAAATATCTATAATAGAAAAAAATAATAATTTTAAATTTGATAGACCTTTATTTACTCGTGATAATTGTATTATAGATAATTATGGTAATATAAAAAAATCGATAACAAAAATATTACCTCTTATAAAAAAAAATGTTAAGATGCCTGCTTCATATGATATTAAAAAGCACCTTTTAATAATAGATAATAACCCTACATTTATAGATTATAAAGATAATTTGTTATTATGCCCTACATATAACTATATTAAATTTAATAATTTAAAAGATATAGTACCTGACGAAATTAATTGTAATAATATTAAGAATTATGTAACTAGATTAACAAAAGAACAGAGGATATGTAAAAACTATGATAGTCCGGAATGCTTAGAAAAAATATATAAATGGTTATATAAAAAATGTAAAAAAATAAATAAATATAATATGAAATATTTAAATGACAATTTTTGGAAAGATTTAGTGATACTAATTAAAAATTATAGTATAAAACATTATACTTCTAAAAATGTCGAAATTATGCAAAAAAGTATCAAAATATAATTATATAATAATAATGTAATATAAGAATGATATAAATGATATATGTTAGTTTTGATATTGGTGTTAAAAATTTGGCACTTTGCATAATTAAAAAGGTAGATGAAACTCATATTTTAGAAATCATAGATTGGCGCATAATAGCACTTGCGGATAGCAAGAAAGAAATTAAGGGAATTGAAGATATAACTGAAAGAATTTATATGGCGATGGATAACATAATGGGTGAATTAAAAAATAAAAATATAAATATAATTGATTATGTATTAATAGAAAATCAACCTTCAAATTTAAATGGTATTATGAAGACAATACAACATATAATATATGGTTACTTTAGTTTAATTAAATTTTGGGACAAAGATATTAATAATGTTCTCCTAATAAATGCTTCTTTAAAAACTAAAAATCATAAGTATATCATTAATATTGAAAATAATAAACAGGAAGATCCTAAAAATAAGAAGGGATTTAGAAGAGATAAGTATAAAATTAATAAATTATTAAGTATAGAATTATGTAGAGAATATATAAGTGAAGATGAAGATTTAAAAAAATTATTTAATGAAAATAAGAAAAAAGATGATTTAAGCGATGCATGTTTGCAGGCGATATCTTATATTAGAAGCGTTGCAAAGGAAGATATTACTAATAAATATAATAAAATATATATGAGCGAATTAATTGAAAATAGTAAATAAATTACATCATTATTAGAATATTATTTATTTTTATAAATGCGTATTAATGTAAATTAAAATATTATAATAGATATATAAACATTTAATATCAAAATAAATATATAATATGGCTTTAATATCAACTCTTAATAACAAAAATGACGATTTGATAGAGTTAAATAGGGACAGTTTTAAAAACCAATCTTTTAATTTCAATATTCCTCGCGAAAATAAGAAATCATTTGACAATTCGTTAAATAACGAATTATTTAATAGACAAAAAATAAGTGATGATGTTATATCTATGTCATCTGCAGGTTCTTCCCGTGCTAGTTCTCCAGGAGGAAAACAAAATTACATGAAAAACATGGGTTCTATTTATAGAAATAAGGATAAATTAGTTAAAGTTAAAAGATTTGACAACGATGATGATAGTGATAGTAAAAAAAGCGGTAGAAGCAGAGCGAGTGCTAAAAGTTATTCTAGTTCTGCAAGTGCAGAAAGCGGTGATACTGTAGAAAGTGGCGAAAGTGGCGAAAGTGGCGAAAGCGGCGAAAGTGGTGAAAGCGGCGAAAGTGGCGAAAGTGGTGAAAGCGGCGAAAGTGGTGAAAGCGGCGAAAGCAGAGATAGTGAAGGGAGTGATAGAAGATTATCAAGAGGAGGAAAATATTCAAATGAAAGAAAGAAATATTTAAGTCCAAAAGAGTTGCTTAAACTAGAACTAAATGAAAAAAGAGAAATAATATATCAACTTGATAGATTACAATCTAAGGGTTTTAAAGTTCCTTTTAATTTTAATATGAATTCTGACCTTGAAGAAATGAAGACTGAATATAACAGAATAATTAGAGAAAAAGAGTTGGATGGAAGTATTCGTTTTCAACAAAAAATGCTAATGGCATTTATATCAGGTACAGAATATTTGAATAGTAGATACGATCCTTTAGCAATTCGTCTTGATGGATGGTCTGAACAAGTTAATGAAAATATTAATGATTACGATGATATTTTCGAAGAGTTGCATTATAAATATAAGGCGACTGGTAAAAAAATGGCGCCTGAATTAAGATTGTTTTTATCTCTCTCAGGTAGTGCATTTATGTTTCATTTGACAAGTAGAATGTTTAAAGAACAACCTCTGCCTGATATTGAAAATGTCTTGAAATCTAACCCAGAATTAATGAAACAATTTCAAAATGCGGCGGCAAAACAATATATAATTGGTAACGAACAACCAACGCCTCAAATGTCACAAAACAGGGGTTCTGGAAATGATAGTATGGGACTATTTAATATGGTAAGTAGTCTATTTGGTTCTTTAAGTAGCGAACCTCAACAATCTAGTATGCCAATGTATCAACAATCACCTCAAATGCAACAATCGCAAAGAATGCAACAATTTAATCCACAATCACAAAATTCTAGAAAACCTGCCGAAGATATTGATAATATTATAAGAAATGTTCATAGTAAAATTTCAATAGATGATAGCGATAATAATATAGAGACACTTTCTGTTAGTGACGAAGAAATAACTTCTATTATAGAAGATACGGCAGATGTTCAAATATTAAAAGGTAAAGGTCGTCCTAAAAAAGGCGTTCGAACTCTAAATATTTAATTATATTTTAATAATTATAATAAAAATAATAGTTATTGCAATAATATAATTATGCAATTATGCAATTAATTTATTTTCTATTTTTTCTTAAATTTGTTATCTTTTTAGCAGAGTTTTTAACAAAGCTGCCAACATCTTTAACCGATTTTACAATTCTATCAGGAGTGCGTTGTAAGGTTCTCATCGGGTTGCTTATAGTTTCCTCAATTTCATCTTCAAATACTTCAATTCTATTTAATAGATTGCTTAGGGTGCTTAATAATATAGGTATAATTATTATGGTGAATAGTAGAGTTAAGAATAAGAATAGAGATATCATAGTTCCTACCGATATTATGTCTCTGCTTATATCTTCCGAGCATTTGCATTTTTCATTAGTTAAATATCTAACATAATCAAAGGCATAGTATATGTATACTACAAACATTAAGAAGAATATGAAAGTAGCAATTGAGAGTAATTGAACTACTACATATCCCATGCTTTTAGCGACACTAGTTAGCGATATAAATGAAGTTATTAAGAAATACGCTAACGCTATTATTGTAAAGTTTTTGATAAATTCTTTGTTAGGGTGTTCTGAACATTCACACCCCATATTCTCTAGTTTATAAATGTAACTTAATATTATTAATAATAATATAGCAAATATTGCTTGAATTAATGCACTACTATAAAAAGACAGACTATTATTACTTTCTTTCATTATACTATTTCTTGCTCTATACTATTATATAGAAATAATTTTTTTATAATTCAATAATATTATAAATAAAAAATTTCGTCGAACTATCAAAATTTTTTATATCTATATTTTTAATTTTATCAATAATTTCCGGATATTTTTTAATAGATAATAATTTATAAATTTGTTCTAACAATATATCAATTATATATTTATGGACATCTTCATTTATTATATTGATTACATGTTCAAAAATATTATTCAATAATACAATTAATTCTTCGTTTTTATATTTCGCCCATACTTTATTCATATTATGAATGTTTTTTTTCCATTTAATATAGTCACAATACATATCATATTCATCATTTAGTAACAATAAATTATTTTCATATACATATGCCGGAGGGTTCCATTCTTTATTATTTAAATAATTATCCCAAATTTTATTAATATTTAATGCAACATAGTCTTTATCAAATAAATCTAATAAGTTACAATATATGTCATCTTCGCTTGTTTTTATATAGTTCAAAACAATATTAAATAGTTCTTCCAATATTTCATTTTTATTAATGATATTTTTTATTTTTTCGTATATATTTTCCTTATTTTTATGCGATAGTTTATTTAAATAACCTATTAAACTCCTTTTAATCTCCGAAGTTTTAGAAAATTCAGGTATTATTATATGAAACCTATTTTTAGGTTTAGGTTTATTATATTTATCTTTATTATTATATATTTTCTTTGCCCATATCATTTTAGGGTCATAAAATGAGTTAAAGCAGGTGTATGTTTTTTTAATATCAGCAACCTTATCTAAAATATTTTCAGGAATATCAGTTATATTGTTATATTCATTTTTAAATTGTTCTATATTAATCTTTATGATTTGTTCGCTCATTATATTTAATTATAAAAAATAATCTTATATATTGAATAATTTAAAAATGAGTACATAATTTTATTTTTTCTAATTTTTAAATAAACCTTTTAAAATTTCTAAATATTTCTAATTATGTACTCATTTTTGTAAAGTTATAATATACATAAAGCAGAGACACTAATTAATAATAAATATGTACAAGATATTAGATACACTAGATGAACTATATACTAATAATTTAGTTTATAGAACAATAATTGTCTGTAATAATACTGACGATTATAAATATATTTTAAATAAGAACAACTATGATGTATATGTTTTAGATAATTATAATGAAAATTTAAATTACGATTCTTTAGACATTAGAATTTTTCTAATATCTAAAGAAAAATTTATTAAGTTTATAGAAGATTATAATAAAACATCAGTAGATGTCTGCTTTTATACATCAGTAGTATTTGAACCAGAAAAAGACGGGACTAGTGAACTTAAAAATACATACAATAAAATATGTAAAAATACTACCCTAATAGTAGATATGTTATAATGTAATAAATAAAAATAAAAAATTGACACGTTTATTAGTATATTAATTACCTTATATTATGAACAAATTTCATAATGCCGCAAGTGACATTTCTGGAATATCTAATATTACAGAACTATTTAATAACTCCTCTGTAAAAAAATGGATTAAATTAATCTCTGTCGATAAAACTATCTTATTTGATGAGTATAATAGGAAGGAGTATTTTACAAAAGTAGCCGATATTGTATTAGACAAAGAAGTAAACATTACAGGTAGTAATGTAGGAAATAAAAAAAGAAATTCATTAATTCAATTTATTCCTTCTATAGATGCTAATGATTATAAGAAAAAAACTGAATGGTTATATTTATTCCTAATAAATAATAGGATTGTAAAAATTGGCGGAACTAGAACAGGTCTAAAAGAAAGGACAGGATCTTATCTTTGTGGACATCACGTAGAAGAAAGAGGTAAGTCCGGAGATTGTTCTAAAACAAATGGATTCATTTATAATACATTTGAATTTTATCTAAATTTAGGTTGTAAAATGCAAATGTATGCTTATGAATTGCCAAAAACTGAATTTAACATTGAAATATTAGGTAAAGATACAAAAGTAAAAGCACAAACCTATCATGCTTATGAAAGTGCATTCATAAAAGATTACGAACAAAATTACAAAGAAAAACCTATATTATGCTGCAATAGTGATCCTGATTATTAAATGTTAGTGGATATGTAATAAATCTCGTCATTAGTAATATTAAAATAATTATATAGTTCTTTATGATTACCTGAATATTCTATAGATGGTATGGGAAAACTTTGCAATATTCTTATGTTATTAAAATTTCCCCATCGACATATATTATTTATAAAGATATATAGAGGATGTTGTAATATTTGTAAGTATTTTTTTGCCTGTTCTTCATCGTCGCATAGTATAAATACAATAGATTGTGTCATACCGCAATTATCAATAAATACGCTATATTTATCTGTAGTAGATATGAAAACTTTGTATCCTTCTTGAAACTTATGGGGTTTAGAAGAATATACTGTTTGACTAGGTGTATGTATTAATTTATATTTATATTCCTCATTTTTTTCATCACGAATAAAGTCGCTTTTTGTATATTTATGTAAATAACTACTTGTTTTAATTTCGAATTTAGGCAACTCTGTATTGTCTACAGTTTTTGCTAATATATTTTGCACAACCTGATTATATAATAAAGGAATGTATTTACGAGGTTTTGATATAACAGAACTAATATATTCCTTCTTTTTCCATATACCGGAAACATTTATATTCTTATAAAATGGACAATTTTGAATTATATACCATGTAAAACTAGAACCTATTTTTTTGAAATACTTTTTAGCAGTATGTATATCTAAATGAACTATTTGCATCGATGTAATAATTTCAATTAATACATTTCTATCAGCATAAGACATCCAATTATCAGGTGTTATAAATAATAAGTAACCATTCGGTTTAAGTTGCGATAAAGACTTTTCAATAAAATCTTTAATAAGATTATGATTTTTAGAAGCTCTTTTTCCATTTTCTAAAATTTTTGCATAAGGAGGATTTGCAACTATTAAATCATATTTTTTATCACTATTGTGAACAATAAAATCGTAATTACTTATTTGTAACTTATATTTTTCGCTGCAAAATACACGACGAACATTTTCCAATCTATTTTCATTAATATCATTAAATTCTAATATATTTTCCAAAATTTGTTTTTTATCATGATACTTTAATAACTCAAATAAAATAGGGATACTAAAATTACCATTACCACAACAAGGATCTAATATTAACAAATCGTTTTTTTTCCATAATTCTTCAGGTATTTTTGTAATCATATCGCTTATGCAACCAATTGGAGTGGGTTCGTCATTAGTAGATTTATATGTGCTTTTATCAACATTTAATATTTCATCATAATATTTTTTAATTTCATCAAAAGATTCTGTGTCTATTGTTATATTTTTAGATACAGAAATTTTAACCGGTACAGATTTATTTACATTTGAACTAACACATATTGTTTTTCTTTTTACATGTTGTGTATAATGAGATTTGCTATTAAACTCTTTGCCACATTTTTCACAAATAAAAATAGACATAATTAGATATTATTATATAATTTTAAATCATTTTTTATTATTATATAAATATTTATAAATTATATTATTATTATCTAATAATATTTTAGAAGTTTGTAAGATAATAAATGGCAAAGCGTGGTATTTCTAGAGATATGATTAGTATGATTAGTATGGTTTTAATAGTTGTATTTTTATTAATTGCGATTGTCGCACTTTATTATATGAATGGTAAAAATTTATTAGAAACCTTCACTGGGAATAAAAGATATTGTTTAGAATATTATTATATGGATGGATGCGGGCATTGTGATAGATTTAATGAGAGTGGTGTATGGGAAGAATTAAAAAACACATACGGAAATCAAATAGAATTTTATAAATATAATAATAGAGAAGTTAAAGATAAAGTAGATAAACATAATATTACAGGATTTCCTACAATTATTGTTACAGAAAATGATAATATAAAAGCAGAATATAACGGTAATAGAGAAAAAGGTGATATAGAGAAATTTATAAGTAGTTATATATAAATAATACATATAAATAAGAATATAATAAAAATGGGTGCCGGATTAATGCAATTAGTATTATATGGGAACATTTCTCAATATATTACTCTAAATCCTAAAATTAATTATTATAAATATTCACATAATAAACATACTAATTTTTCAATAGAGCAGATTACTTTAACTCCCGAAGGTAGTGCAAATGCCGGATTTAAAAGTAGTACTGTACTTAATTTTAAAATAAAGAGATATGGTGACTTTTTATCGAATATTTTTTTAACCTTTAAAATTCCAGATATTTATTCAAATAATGAGCTTAAATTTAGATGGATTACTAATATTGGGTACAATTATATAAAAGAGGCGAGAATAAAAATCGGTAATAATATAATTGAATCTTTATATGGCGAATGGTTAAATATATGGGATGAATTAACTAACAAGGATGGTATTAAATATAATAAATTAATAGGAAATATAGAGGAATTAATAAATCCCTATAATTTTGTTCCAAAATATACAGTTATTAATAACAGATTATATAACATCACATATCCTATATCTACTTATAGTAGTACTAATAATAATCCTAGTATAAAAGGAAGAAAGATACAAGTACCTTTGAACTTTTGGTTTACTAAAAATCCTTCGTTGGCACTGCCATTATTAAAAATGCAAAATATTGAAATATTATTAGAAATTGAAACAAATCCAAAAGGTTTTGACGGATTATATCAGGTATGGAGTAATATATTAAATATGTATGTAAGTCCACTGTTATACGAAAAAGTACATTCAAAATCAGTAAATATAGATAATTTTGTAAGCCCTAATGATACATTATTTGATGTAAGAAACGAATTAATATGCTCATATGTTTATCTAGATAGTGTCGAAAGAAGTAAATTATTATTAAATACACAGGATATTGATTATGTAATAAGTACACCAAAACGAACTCACGACCAATTTAGTGCAAACGAAACAACAAAAACAATTTCTATAACAAATGCTTCACATCATATTAAAGAATTAATATGGATTGTTAGGAGAATTGATGTTATAGATAATTTTAATAATTATACAAACTATACAGCGACACACGAATATAGCGAAAATATGGGAATATTAGACAATATAGAGATAAAATGGAATAGTACAATATCGCGCACTGATAATGATGCAGAATATTATAACCATATTGTACCTTATAAATATCACACAAACGTTCCGCGCACAGGTTTATACTGTTATTCATTTTCCTTATTTCCCGAAAAACAAGTTAGTGCAGGTTCTTATGACAATAGTAGAGTTACAACATCGCTAACTATAAAAACTAAAGAAACTCTTAAAAATAATAGTAAAGTAAATTATATTAATGATATATTATCAAGTTTAGGAAAATTTTATAGTCCTTTAGTGTATGAAATAGTTATATATGCTATGGATGTAAATGTATTACATATAACAAACGGAAATGCTGGTTTTAGATACAGTTAATTTATTTTTTATATTCTTTATTATTAATAAAAGAATTATGGATTTATTTACTATTATTATAATTATAGTTTTCGTATTTATAATTAAATATTTAATTGATACTATAAATTCCTTAAATTTAGAAATAAGAGAGATTAAGGAAAAATGTATAAGTAATAATAAAAATACATCATTTAAAGAAACAACAAATGTACCTAAAATAAGCATGAATGATATCATAAAGGGTATAACATATTTTAAAAATTATGTAGATGAACAGAAATACTAAAATTATATAAACATATATAAATAATATAAGCGTTTATAATGAAATGCCGAGGAAAAATAAAAAGAATGAAGTAAAATCTACAATAGATAAAAAGAAAGGATTGATGAATACTATGGTCAAAGATGTAGTTTTAGTAGAAAATGAAGATATTATATTGCAATTACCTATATCATCAAATGATATAAATAAAATAAATGTTAATGAAGAATTATTGGAGGCACCCAAACCTTATGAACCTGATTGTTATTATATTAATGAGACAAATGTCTATAATAATATACAAGATAATTTAATAAATGATCCCAATGAAAATAATACATATTTTAATAATGCCTGTGAAAATAAGGATAATACAGAATATATAAAAAATGGAGATAATATAAATTATAAGGAAAAAAACGATAATGAAAATATTATAAAATCTACAAATAATTGTTATTGGTGTTGTCACCAAATAAACGAAAGAATATACGGAATGCCTTACAAATATAATATATCTTCAAATACCTATATATTATTTGGAAATTTTTGCTCCCTAGAATGTGCGAATGCCTATAATTTTTCTTCACATTGCGGTAGTGATAAAGTATGGGAAATAAACAGTTTAATACAGATGTTAAGTAAACATTTTGGGCATACAAAACCCGTGCGTCCCGCGCCTTCGCGATTTTTATTAAATATTTTTAACGGTCCTTTAACAATTGATGAGTTTCGTAAGGGACATCTATCAAATGATAAAACACATCTTCTAAATCTTCCACCAATGATATCTACAACATATAATTATGAAATTGTAAATACATCATATCTAAAAAATATTACAGATAATATGAATAATAAAAATGAAGTCAAAAAAATTAAAAAATGATATAAAGCTTTTATAATTATTATTATTGTGATTAAATGAGCGAATTTAAAGAAGATATTTACTTTTCACCATACAGAGTATCTACTATAACGTGCAATGCGAATATAGGCAAGGATATTAATTTAAATCTTAAAATGTTATTTGATAATATTTTAATTGTAAATAAGGAAAATAGCGAAGCAGGTGTTGTATGGGTTCAATATATGAAGGAGGGAGAAGAATTAAATAGAGGAGAGTATCCTAAAAAAAGGAGAAAGAGTAAAAAGAATAAAATGAAAAAAAATCGTTTTGATAATCAAGTTACAATTATTTGTAAGAATAATGGTTATATGCCTAATATAAAAATATTTAAAAATGGAAATATACAATTGACTGGTATTAAAAATATTAATGATACTGAGGTTATTGTTAATCATATTATTTATAATATTGAAAACATCTATAATAATATTACTAAAGATATTATTAATAATCGATGTGAAAACTATGAATTAAACTTGAAATTTCAAAATTTTAAAATAAGAATGATTAATACAGACTTTAAACTATATTGTGATAGCGAATATAAAATAGGGTTTGGATTAAAAAGAAAAGAAATTCATAAATTATTTATCAGTAACCTCTATAATAATAAATGTTCATTTCAACCTGGTATTTATCAAGGAGTTAAATTAGAATATTTCTGGAATAAATGTAATCTTAATAAAAACGGTATATGTTCATGTCCTAAACAATGTTATGGTAAAGGAAAAGGTGAAAAAATAAATGAATGTAAAAAGGTAACCGGTGCTTTGTTTGAGAGCGGAAGCATATTAATTACAGGAGGAGTTTCTTTCGAACAAGTAAATGAGACATATAATTATATTTGTGAATTCTTAAAAAAACACAAAGATGTTATCAAGAAAACTCAACCTTCTGCTATTATGATGAACAACGAAACAGATGATATTGTGTTGCAAAATAAAGTTTCTACATATGCTGAAATTGATGAACATAATGAGATTTATTAGACATATTTGCTATATTAAATTTATAAGATTGTTTAACTGACATTATAGGAATATATTGTATAAAAGTATGTATATCTATATTTTTACATAATGTATATTATTATCTCATTTTTACTTTATAAGATTTATTATAATTATCATATAACATATAAATAATGAAGAGTTTTTGTTTTTAAACCTTTGAAGATTTAAAATGGCACAACAGTTTCATCTAAAAAGTTCTCAATAACATCATTAGTTATTATAGTACTATCTCTCATATTATGTCCTGTATAATACATAATTACTTCATCATATCTTTCATGTTCTCCAAGAAGATTTCTTGTAGAATCATTTATATCATCTTTATTTTCCATTATATTATTTATTTCATCTATTGATAAATTTAGATGATTAGCAATTCTCGCATTAAGTATATGTTCTTTTATATAATTTTTTATATGGCATCTTTTACAATATTTATATCTATAAAATAGACTTTTAGGTTTTGTTATTTTACATTTATCACATTTTCTTAAAGGGTCGTCAGTATCCATTTGCGTATATAATGTGTTATATTTAATTATTTATATGTATTTTAATAATTTTAAATCTTCAAGAGTGTAAACTAACCTATATTATACATCTGTAAGAGATTTATATTAAATTATTTATAGAAACTATAGTTTCATTATTTATACATTTAGATCTATAAATTAATTCAATACTTGAAGATGTATTGTCAAAACAAAAAATTTCATCAATTTTTTGACAATTTAATTTTAAATATTTTGGTATATTAAATGTCAAATCTCTATACGATTTTTTTGCATAATCTTCATTAACTGCTCTTCCGGTTTTAGCAATTCTTTCTTCTATTCTATTTTTTGCATTAGTATAATTATTATAGACAACGCATAAAACAACATTATAACCGTGATCTTTTATTCTAGATATAACAGTAGTATAATAATCTTCAAAATTAGTTCCTGTTCTATCAAATATAATGTTATAATTATTTTTCAAAGCATTATCATATAATTGATTATTAATTTTATTTGCTTCACTATATTTTGTTCTGTCTGAATAAAAAAAATTCTCTAAAACATCGTCGGGACTTACTATTACATAATCATCTAATTTTTTTTTAGTTATATCTAATACAATTTTTATCCCTGAAGTTTTTCCACTACCTGGGCCTCCAACCATAATAATAGCATTTTTATTGCGTTTTATATTTAGTAATTTATTATTTATATATTTATCTATATCTTCCTGTGTAGGAACAGAAGAAAGATTTTTAGGCGATAATGGTGAAGTTTTTTTAGGCGATAATGGTGAAGTTTTTTTAGGCGATAATGATTCTATTATTAGATTCTTAGTCAAAGTTTTAAAAGGCATTAGTTAATATATATTTAGATAATATATATTATTTTCTATTAAAAAATAATTTAATAATTTTACTGCTTTATTAGTAGTTTTATATTCAATATATGACTTAGGTAATATTCTTATGTTACGACAGGACAGATATATCTGGAACATCGTGAAAACTTTGATTTGCGTCGTAGCAGCTAAAATTATAATTATTTTCTATTCCATTATTCACTGTATATTTTTTATATTTGCTACTATTTACACTATTATTACCTGGTCTGTTACCAGAAGGTATGTGATGACTAGCATAAAATTGCGAAGCATATGCTACTGCATCAGGTTCTACAGGAGGCATTTTATAACTATTACCCCAAGGTTTTTTATCAAATAAGACATCGCCAGTATATAAACCAGCATTTTTTTGCTGTGGCGGAGCATATACTTCGTCATTATCTAATACGGCATATTCTAATCCTTTTATCATTATTCTATTATATTAAATAGATATTATTATATAAAGATAAATTTTAATTATTAAATTAAAATGAGTAATACTAATAATGGTTCGAAAAAAAGAAAAGTTGCTGATTTTATAAAAGATGGTATGGAGTCAAATGATATAAAAAATTTAGTCCAAGAAATTATGTTATATATGACAGAAAAGAAAAACTCTTTTTCTTCTCACGAAGAATTATTAAATTCTATGAAATCTTCAATAGAAGGTTTATTATTTTTTGAAGAGAGATATCCTATGTTATATGCTATGGTTACAAAAGAAGAAGGATTTGATTATGCAAGTTTAGAATATTTTTTAAATATGAGAAATAAAATTATTAAAAATGAATTATCTGTCGAAGATGCTTCTAAAGAGGTTGGTCAGGTTTGGTTTGATAAATATTACAAAAATCCTAAAAACGAGTAATAAAATATTTTTATTTTTATAAAATATATTATAATATCTAAAATATATTTAGATGATAATTGAACTTTTTGTAATATCAATATTTATAGGCATTTCTATAGGAATTATAGGCAGTGGTGGTAGTATATTATTTATACCCGCCCTTATGTATTACAATTTAACTTTTCAACAAGCAGTTGCAATTTCTCTATTTCTACATAGTATTCCTAATGCATTACCTGGACTATATTTATATTATGAAAAAGGACATTTAGATTTAAAAGTTGCCGCAATTGTAACTGCAGGTTCAATAATAGGTATAACCATAGGTTCATATTTTGTAATTGAAGATTATATTAATATTAAAATATTATATAGATTTTATACTTTTATTTTAGCTTTAACCACAATATATATGTTATATTATTATTGTTGATACAAAATATTCATTAAAAAAATAAAAATTGATATAAACGTTTAAATATATATATTTTTTAACAAAGCATATTATGAATAGCGAAGCGCTAATTTCCAACGTCCCCCCTAAAAACCTTAAGGAATTAATTGTCAACACCTATAATTGCCACGATAATAATTCTACATATGCCAATACACTAATCTCATTATTGAAAAAATATCACTTCTGGCCCAATATTAAAGTTAAGAAATTTAAAAACAATGATGATTTAGTTCTTCTCCATAATAATTATAAAATGGGAGCAACTGCCGGTGAGTATAAAGAACTTTACGAAGAATGTAGAAGTATTGTTCTCGATTTCACATTGTCTTGTAACAATAATGTTGTTGTAACTTATGCTAACTCTGTTCCTCGAAGAATTAGTTACGAAGAATATATGTCAACACTGTATAATGAAACAGATAAATGCTATGAGGCGTATGATGGTACAATTATTACTGTTTATAATTATAAAAACAAATGGTATTTTGGAACTTCAAGTTGCCCAGATGCAAATAGTTCAAAGTTTTCGCACCCTACAAAATCACACGGTTTAATGTTTGACGAAGTTCTCTATAAGTATTATAGTCGATATCAAGAAATACTTAATATGTTACAAGGACTAACTCAGGAAGAAATCTCGCAAAAACTTCGTGAAATGTTTGTTTCTAATTTAAATATCGAGGATGCTTATGAATTTGTTTTAATTCATAAAGAAAATAAGCATATTGTAGATTATACCGATGTTCTCGGGGAAGATTACAAAGAATTAGTGCATATTAATACTAAAAATAGAACTACTCTATATGAATACGATAGTAATAGTTCATCTATTCAAGATCTATTTAATCTAGGTGTTAAATATCCTTCGTTCTTCAGTCAAGTAGTAGATGGTAATAATTATATTATTAATAATATTACTTATGGTCTAATTATTAAAAAGAATGTAGGACAAGGAGTTACGAAGTTATATAAAATCTCTTCAAATTACATTAATCATCGCGAAGAAACTGACCCTTGTCACCCTAATCTATGGATGAATATTCTAGAAGTTTATATGAAAAATAAGCAAAATTATACAATCAAGGATTATATCGCAACTTATAGACCTAATATTCAACTTCCTATTGATAATAATGGAAAGGAAATTGACCCTACATACCTAGTTCATACTATCATTTCAACGATCAAAGATAGTTTGTATGGTTATTATAAATCAACGACTACTTATAATCCAAAATATAAAAGATTTAAAATGATTAAGGAACTTGATAAGCAATTTGCACCAATTATTCAATATCATTTGGCACAATTGAGAAATCTTCAAACAAATATTTTTAGTAAAAAACTAATTACTTCTTCTAATATTTACTATTATTTATGTCAATGCAATGATGTAAAAAATATTAAAACTCTTATCCAATTCTTCGCATCTAATTCAATTAATGAAATGCAACCTAGAACATCAATGTGTTTTGCAATAATGAATAGTCTAATTTCATAAAATCTAAAATATATTAATTATAATAGAAAGAATATAGAAAATGTACAATACTTATTCTACACAGGCGTGGGTATATATGTTAATAAGTATAATTTTAACAATTATTTGTATATCGCTAAATATATATGTTCAAGGAGCAGGATTATATTTATTATTATATATACTTTTTATATTTATAATATTTATAACAGCATATAATATAACATGTTTAACAAAGGGAGAATGTAATACATGGGGATGGATAATAAGTTTAATGTCTCTAGTACCTATGATATTAGTAACAATAATTTTAATTATTTTAGCAATGTCTAAATCATAAATATTTTTTATTTTTTAAAAATTGATATATAAGATAGAATATATTAATATATTAATAGAATGTTTCACAATTATAATTTTGACCCTTCAGACCCTTCAAATAATCACAGTTTTGAAATTCATAATATTGATTTATCTATTGTAAATGGTATTAGAAGAATAATAATGACAGATATTCCTAATATCGGCGCAATTGGTGAAAAACTCGATAAAGAAGAACCTACAGTAAATGTAAAATTTAATTCTGGTGCTCTTCACGATGAATTTATTATTCACAGAATAGGTCTAATTCCTATTTGTATGACTGCTGATGAAATTGAAAATTATGAAGATAATTCGCTAGTTCTAGAATTAAATGTAAATAATACTACTAATAAAAAAATAGATGTTAGGACTTCTGATTACAAGGCTTCTTTAAATGGAGTTGAATTGAGTGAAAAAAAATTAAAAGAATTATTCCCACCAAATAAAGTTTCTAAAGAAAATATATTGATTACTCGCCTAAGACCCGGAGAACATTTGCATTTAACTGCTGACATTGTTAAAAGAACTGGGCGTGATAATGCATCGTTTAATCCAGTATCATTAGCTAACTTTTCATATATTCAAGACCCCGTTGAAGCAAAAAAATGCGATAATATTTTGGATAAAGAACGTGCATATTACAAGAATAATTACGGAGATCCTATTAAGTTTAAATTTGATATTGAATATATAAATGTAAATATGGGACCTAAATATTTAATTCCCAAATCATTGGATATTATTACATTAAAATTAAATAATTTAATGCAAGAATTGGTGAATATTGAGATATCAGAATTAGTAAAAATTCAACAATTTCAAGATGTTAAAGAAACATATGAATTTATTATTGAAAATGAGGATGATACATTGGGAAATATTATACAATCCTATGTACATAATAAATATGTAAGAGAAAGCAATAGTATTGATAACATTTATTGTAAATTTATAGGATATATTTGCCCACATCCTTTAAAATCGATTATGATAATTCGTATTACTTTAGATAATGTAGAAGATCGCAATATGTTCATATCTTTTATGGAAAAAGTATGTAAAGAGATTATTGAAGATATTGTTTCTATTAAAACTAAATGGAATAAATTTGCTTTAAATAATAATATATCATAATTTATATTATTATATATTAAAAGAAGAGTAATATTATTCTATAATGTCTATTGAAATTGATGATTACACATATAAATACGAAGATGAAGATTTAGATGATATTGAGTATTTAGAAATAATGAGTTTAGACGATATAATAAAGGATAATCCTTCTTTTATTGCATTATCTGAAAATGATATCCGTGATAATTTATCTAATATGTTTTTAAACAATAAAAAGGCAAAAAATGTAACAAAATTATTTTATGAGATTATAAATGATATAAATGAGAAAAGAGGTGTGTTAGATAATTATGATAATTATATATTTAATGCAGAAGTTGAAAAAGAAAAAAACGATGTAAATGAAATAAAAGAACAGGAAGATGCTTCATATTTTAATAAATTAGAAAATAGAGAGTTTAATCAATATATTAAAGCAAAAGATAAGTATTTTTTTTGCATAAAATATAATAACGAATCTACTAATATTCGCTTTATGAATGATAAAAAAATAAATATATCATTAGAACCTTATCACAATAATGAGTTTCCCATATATTATCCTGTTTTTCCGACTGATGAAGTAAATATTCCTATAATATCTGCATATTATAAAATACCGAAATCTACTATTAGTGATAAAATATATGAGAAGATTACAGATTATTTAATTAATAGCAAAAATATAAATTTAAAGAATGCAAATAATTATGATAATACGAAAGATTTAGTTAAAGATGTAAGACCTGATATTCATCATATAATTAAATATATGAAAGAAGATGAAAGGAATGATTTTAATTTAGATTATAAAAATATAGATGCTATATTTAAAAAGTTTGGTAAATCTCTTGATTTAATTAATCAAAAGGATTGTGATATTTTATGTGATTATATGATATCTGTTACAGAATACGAGAAGGAACGAAAAAATATATTTAGACGTATTAATATTAAGAAAAGTGACATATTGAATAAGAAACTGGTATTTTTTGATAAACTAAAATCTATTATAAACTTATTAGATTTAAAGGAAAGTACCATAAATTTTCTAGGAAAAACTAAAATTATATTAGAAGAACATCTTTCTACAATTGCGGTAACAGATGAATTAGTAAATTTAAATAATTTAAATAATTTAAATATAAACAAGTTAATTTTACATATTAACCAAACAGATGAAGAAGATGTTCTTCAATTATTAACTAATATTAAACAATCAATGCATATGGCAAATATTAAAGATACTATTATTGAAATAGATAAAATATTAAAAACTGTAGATAAAAAACCAGAAATTATTAAAAATTATGAAATATTAAAAAATAAATTTGAATATTCTAGAAATCATATTTTTGACTATGATAAAGATGGTAAACATTACTTAATATCATATCGCGAAGTAAAAGAAATTAAGGAGGGAAAATATAATGATAACTACGAAGGTATTCCATTAGATAATATGGAAGATACTATAAATGTAGATGATCAAGATAATATAGCGCATGAAGTATATGATATTAAATATGTTATTGATACTATAGATATTAATAAGTATTTAACGAATATTAATTACAAAACAGAAGAGGGTTTTATAGATGGTATTAAAAACGTGCTTCCTGAATTAACAGAAATTAGTAAAATGTGTAATCTAGAAATAAATTATGATATATTATGTAGCGAATTATTTAAATATAATAGAAGTATTCCTTCTAGAAAAAATATATATATAAAAGAGTTTAAGGATAGAAATGTTGAATTGAATAAGACACTTTTAAATATATTAGAAAAGGTACCTCCTAAAAATATTTTAAATATAAATGGATTAGTCAATGAATTAGACAGAGATACACTTGATATTATATTAATTGCTACTAAAGAATGGTTATCGTCTATAAAAGAATTGTTTATACATGCGATTTCATTCTGGATATTAAATGTTCAAGAAAAAATATTAGATGATACTTTTCCACTCGATGAAAATTATTTAAATGATAATTATATAGTTAATTGGTATAAATATGGTTCACCTTTTAATAATTTAAAAAAGAGCGAAGAGAAAGGAGTTCTCCCATATATAATAAATATTGCTAAGGAGTATTTAATAAATAAAAATGAATTATCTATAAATACTGATAATTTATTGAAAAATACTATTAAATTTATTGAGGATAAATACACACCTTATTTAGAAAATATGAAAAGTAAATATGAATTGTTAAAAAATAAAAAGAAAGAAATGCGAGGTTTAATAGAAAAAGAGAAATTTAAAAATTTACGTGATAATAAAATATGCGTAAAGAACGTAAATTTGTGTAAAGAACAACACGTGAAATCTCTATTATATATGCCCGATATAGATTATGTAAAAATACATAAATTTTTACATGGGTGTTGTTTAAAAAAACTAGATGATACTTTTAGCGATGATATTGATTTAAAAAATGCTAAGAGAAAGGATTTAATTGCGTGGAAAAAAGAATTCGCTAAAAAAAGAATGACAAATAAAACTCGCGAATTAAGATTTATACCAGAAAAAGTCAATAAAGATAAGGTGGTTGTAAAAGAATTAGATAGTATTTTTAAAGAAGATATAACTTATGATATAAAATATTCAAATATATTATCATTATGGTTAGATGAAATGAGAGAAAAACAAAATAATATTCTTCCTGTCAAAGTTATAGATGATATAGAATTTAATGCAAAAAAAATAGATATTGCTATTAAAAATAATTTAAATATATTAGCGAAAACATCTAAAAATTTAAAAAACGATAATTTTATAAACGGTTTTTATAAAGATAAAATAAAATATAAGAGCATAATCCTCTCTATTATAAAAATATTAAATAATTATTCAAAGAAAAAAGATAATATCGAATTAACATTATTAATTGATATATCAATAAAAGATTTACGAAATATTATAATAGATTTAAATAAATTAAATAGTATATTGGTAGAAGATAATGAAATAGAGACAGAGAGAATTAATAGATATATAGTGAGTAGAGCATTATGCTGCCCGTTTAATCCCGACGAATTAGTTAATGGGTCTCTGTCTTCTCATATTATTAATAATAGTACAATACAAGAATTAGCAAAAAATATATATACTGATATATTAAAAATAATTGAACTTACTTTTCCAACTGCAGAAGAAAATATTAATTTTTTAAATGAGCAACGTGAAAAAAATAAACAGAATAAAATAAATATTTTAAATGACAAATCTGTTGAGGAGAATTTATTAATAAAAGAATTAAAAAAAGCAGGCATAAAACATAAAATAATGAATGAGAAAAAAGAAGAGGTTTTTGAAATTGAAGAGGAAAATCCTACAGATGACGCAAGACCTGATAGTAAATTGTTTGACGATATATACGACGATGATATTGACGCTATTAATAAATATGATGATGAACATAAACTAGGGACTTACGATGATGATAGTGATGATGAGTTAATGTTGACAGAAGATATGGGTTTTATATATAATTAAACATTTTCTCCAGAACCATATACCTTTTCTGGTTCATCTGATTTTAATTCTTTAGGTGGAGCGGTTGATATATTTACAAGTGTAGCACCTGGAGTATCTTTTTTTCCTCCACTCAATCTTTTAGCGACGTTAGCATTTCCTATAATACCGTTTAATTGAATTGGAATATGTCTATCTACATCTGTAAAACATTTTGCAACTTCAATTTTAAATTTTACAGGAATTTCTTCAAAAGAACAATCTTGTATTAAATTATCATATTTTAATGATAATAAATTATATGTTTCTTTTGATACAGTTCCATCACATGCTTCTATTTCTTGAGATAACAACATAAATTGTTGGGATAATTTTTTAAATATTTCAAATTTTTCACTTGCTTTAATACTATTTGTAAGAGACATAATTAATACACTTACGGCATTAACAATGATATTAGGTATTTTTATAGAATTTGCATCTTCACTAATACTATTTATTATACACATAGTAGAACTAGTTAATACAAGAGGAATTGCAAAACAGAATTTTACAAAACTCCAATGTGAAGATGCTTTTGTGCAAAGTAGTGTCATTGATTCGCACTTATCTAAAAGTTTTTCAATATTATGCATAATTTTTTTTAGTTTATCTAATAATATAACATTTTTTTATTTGAATTATTATATTAGAAGATAAAGTGTATGAATATAGAGGTGAAAACTAATGATTGGATTCTTCCAAATAGAATAGGTTATAATAAATTCATATATAATACATTTCATCCATCTAAATATAGCAAGAAGAAGATAGAATCGTCATGTAATTGTACAAAAGATAGTTGTGATTTAGATGTATCAAAGGTGTCCCTATTTCCACAACAAAGAATTATTAAAGATTATATGCAATTTGATAGTCCATATAGAGGCATTCTTTTATATCACGAATTAGGTTCTGGTAAATCTGCAGCATCAATTGCAGCAGCAGAAGGATATATTAATAGAAAAAAAATAGTAATTATGACACCTGCATCATTGGCGCAAAATTATGAAAATGAATTAATGAAAATATCTACTATTGGTTTAAATTTAAAGAAATCTTGGACATGCTTAAAAGTAGACAGAGGAAATGCTAATATGATAGAAGAATTAAAAAAATACGCAATTCAAAAACAAATAATTGGCAAAACAGGTAGTGTATGGGTTCCGCTATATAAAGGAGATATAGATGGTGCAGAAATTATAATTAATAATATTAAATATACTGATTTAAGTTCTAATTATAAAGAAGAAATTAATAAAACAATAACACATATAATAAGGAATAGATATAGATTTATAAATTATAATGGTTTGACAAAAAAATTAATAGATGAGTTGGAAAAAGACGGAAACCCTTTTGATGATACATTTATTATAGTAGACGAGGTTCATAATTTTATAAGTAGAATAGCAAATGGGTCAACGTTAGCAATGAGAATATATAATTTTTTAATTAATGCTAAAGATATTAAAATGGTATTATTATCTGGTACTCCTATAATAAATCAACCTTACGAAATATCATTTTTAATAAATTTATTAAGAGGACCTATGGTAACACATAATATACCAATTTTACATGGTACTACTAATAAAAAGAATTTAGTAGAAAGAATAAAAGATAGTGAATTATATAGTTATATAGATGAAATATATCAAAATGATAAATATGTAAATATAATATTACTACCACAAAATTATAGAAGAATAGATTATAATTCTTCTCTTATTGTTAAAAAACCTTGGGATAATGAAGAAAGTTATATTTTAAAGGAATTAACAAATAAAATAAACGCAGAACCTGTGATAAAAAAAATAGAAAATGCGAGCATAAGTAAGATAGACCCTAAAAAACCTTATATAATAGTAACAAATGGAATAACGGGTTCGCAAAAAACAAAAATGGCGGAAGAAATAGTAAATTATTTAAAATTAAACAATGATAATGTAAAAATAATAATAGACGATTTAATAAGAAATAATAAGGAATATAAAAAGAGGGTTCTTGAAATAATAAAAAAGGTTAACGCTGAATGTAATAATAGAAAGGTTTGTATAGAAGATAAATATAAAAATCCAGATGAGAAATTATTAGATTCTTTTGAAAAGGCATACTTTGATATAAGGAAGGGTGAAAAATGCACTGAAGATTATTCAAACTCATGTGATAAGTTAAATGATTTAAATTTAGAAAATGCATTAAAAGAAAATAAAAATATAATATTTGAAACACAGGGTTTAAATGTACCTTCGTGGTTATTATCTCATCCGTATCTTAGAGAAAATTATAATATAATATTTGGTTATTCTCTTGCACCTATTAAAAAAGTAGTTGATGTAATAATTTCAAGAGCGATGGCAAACATTAAAAAATATGAAAAAGACCCTATTAAAAATCCTGCTCCTAGATTTCCCAGTGTTAACAAAACAAAGATTAAACAGAATATTGTCAAAATAATGAATACATTAAAATTTTTGAGAAATAGTTGTATTAATAATATTAAATATTTAGAATGTGGTAATAAAAAGATAGATAAATTGCTTGTATACAATAATAATACTGAATTTAAACTTGATTTAGTGTATGATAGTAAGAATAATATAAATGAAGAAGAATTTGCAAATATTATTAAAAATATTGTTAGAATAGACGAAGATGAAGAAGGTCTTAAATTATCTTTAAAACATAAAAGAACTGTAGATTATGTTTTTCCTATTAAACAAGATGAATTTAATAATATTTTTATAAATAGCAAGGACCCTGAAGATATTAAGGTAATTAATCAGGATTTATTTAAAAGAAGAGTATTAGGAATATTAAGTTACTATAAAACAACTGGTTCTGAATTATTTCCTCGATTATTACCTGAAAATATAAGATACATTTATATGACTAAACATCAAATGAAGAAATATGTTGAAGTTAGAAAAAAAGAAATAGATATGGATGAAAGAAAGAAAAAGTTTGCCAATAAAGGCGGTGCTGATACTAGTTCTGTTTATAGGGCTTTTAGTAGATTAGTATGTAATTTTGCATTTCCAGAAGAAATTGTAAGAGAGTTTCCACAAGATATCCGATTATTAAAAAAGAAGGAGTTATCTCAAAATGACGATGATAAAAATAGCGATAATGATGATGAAGATGGTATAGATATAAAGAAAGAAGTTGCTGCTGAATATGAATTAAAATTAAATAATGCTTTAAAGGAATTGAGAAAAGGAAAATATCTAGATATTAAGAATTTAGAAGAAAATTATAGTCCTAAATTTGCTCAAATGTTAGAAGATATTAACACATCTCCAGGAAGTGTATTAGTATATTCACAATTTCGTGTAGTAGAAGGTTTGGGAATATTCAAAGAAGTTTTAAATAGACAAGGATATATTGAAATAAATATAGTAAAAAATGAAGAATATGGATATATATTTGATGACCCAGATGTATTTCATAAAAAATACGACAATAAGAGATATGTTGTTTTTAATTCTGACCGTGTAAAAACGAGTATATTAATGAATATATTTAACGGCGACTTTACAGACCTACCAGAAAATATAAAGAATAGTCTTCCAAATAAAGGCGTAGGTATAGACCAACGATATGGAGAACTAGTTAAAATTATGATGATTACTCAATCTGGTGCGGAGGGTATTTCTTTGAAAAATGTCAGAAGAGTTTTAATAACAGAATATTTTTGGAACTCTGTTAGAATAGACCAGGTAATTGGTAGAGCTGTTAGAACTTGTAGTCATATGTCTCTTCCTGTTGAAGATAGAAATGTTGGTGTATATAAATATATTATGAAATTTACAAAAGAACAAATATTGTCTAATCCAACAATTCGAAAAAAAGACAATGAATTAACAACTGATGAACATATATTAATCAAGGCTCAAAAGAAAGAAGGATTGATAAAGACATTTTTAGATATGTTAAAAGCATCTTCTATAGATTGTATCATACATTCTGAAATAAATAAACCTCTAGAAAATGGATATAAATGTTATAATTGGCCAATAAATATCAATAATAACAAATTTTCATACACTCATAATATAGAGGATGATAATAAAATACAATTATATAAATTATATGAAAGAACTAATAAAAATAAGGGGAAGGTAGTTTCACGTGATGGGAAAAAATATATACTATTAAATGATAAATTATATGATTATTTTAGTTATAAAAATGCCGGAGTATTATTATCTGTTTAACATATAAATAATAAATTATAGTAAATAAGAAGCGTAAATATTTTGTATAATTATATTAATGAATAATACAATATCTTTAGATATTGATAAAAAATGCATTTGTAGATATAATAATTTCAAATTATGCAATCGTAATATAAATGGTGTAGAGTTTTGTAGATATCATAAGAATACAAAGAATGGTTATATACATAAAATATTTTACGATGTTTTTAAAAGTAAAAATGAAATAAATATAAATGATTTATATGAATTATATAAATATCTTAATAATATTAATTATCTATTTATTAAAGAACTATATATAGAATTATTGCAAAATATTCCTTATAAAATGCTATGTAATATAGCAGATAATAGTAATTATAATATATTCAAGAAAAATAATTATAGTAGTAAAATGGAAAAATATATTTTTTTATATGAAATAAATAAAAATACTTATGATTTAGAAAATAATAATATATATATATCAAGTCTAATAAAAATACAAAGAAAAATAAAAAATAAGCAAATAATTAAATACGACCCTACTGACGATACTTATATGAATAATGAAGAATTATTTACTGGAGAAAATATATGTGATATACCATATGAAAGACTTTTCATATTAAAAAATTGCAGAGGTGAAAAATACATATTTGATGCTATTGAATTAGAATATTTTATTAGAACATGTATAAATAACAAACAGGATCCTTATAATCCTTATAATAGAGAATTATTAGATAATAGTATTATTAAAAGTTTAAAAAATTTTATCAAATATCATAATCTACATATAAAAGAAAATGAATATAAATGGGAAACTAGTATGCACGCATTTACAGATTTGGCGATAGAAATAGAAAGACGTGGATTTTATAATAGTCCTGAATGGTTTAAACCATTAACAAATGTAGATTTTTTAAAAATTATAAAGTATTTTAAGTTGTTTTCGAGTAGTATTCCAGAAAATGTTACATATTTTAATAATATAACAGAAGAAACCTTAATATTTGATTTTTGCAAAGATGCCATTAAAATGTTTAGAGAATGCAATGAAGAATTATACATATTGTGTTGTAATTTTATAAAATCATTAGCTATGTGTTCTAATAATTTTTATGAAAATATGCCTACGTGGTTAATAGGTGGTTCAGGTAGTATAAATATAACAAATCCTAATAATATTGCAAATATTCGCATAAATACAAGTATTGAAACATTATTAGAATTGATAAATAGAAGTAGTTTAAATGAATTAGAAAATAATTTTTTATTATATTATTATGTAGAACATATTTAAAGTTGACAATGAATAATTATGATATTAAATATACCCCTGATTTTGCATATACACCTATTAATCCAAATATAGTAATGAATAATATAATTGAAGAAAAACAAAAAAATACATATGATATATATATAAATAAATTTAAAACTGCTTTTTATGGGTTTTTTTTATTTATTACACTATCTCTTCCTGTAGCATATAAAATTATAGATATGATAGCAAAAATAATATCAAATAATATAGAACTTTATGATTTAAATACAGATGAACCTTCTCCATTAGGACGTGTAGTAATGGGTTTAATATTTTTCATATTAATATTTATATTATAAATACAATTTTTACTTCTTCTTATTTACTACCTTTTTAACAGCAGGTTTTACAGGTTCTGGTTCTGGAACCGGAGTTGGCACATCATCAACTTCCTCCTCTTCTTCTTCCTCTTCTTCTTCCTCTTCTTCTTCTTCCTCCTCTTCCTCATCATCTTCTTCTTCTTGTTTAATTACTTTTTTGCTATCTGCAACAACAGCAGAAACTTTCTGTACAGGTTTATTAATTACTTCAGTATCTACATCAATATCATCATCTTCGTCTTCTACATTTTCATCATCACTATCCTTTACAAATGTAAGTTTTGAAGAATTAATTTTTTGGAACTTCGCAGATACAATCTTCCAACTGCATCCAAACATTCCAGCAGAGAACCAAATGCCATTTAGTTGGATAATAAATTGCGCCTTTCCGCCTTTAAGACTTGAAACATACTCTTTAAAATCGATTTCTCCATTATCCATATCATATGCATCAAAGTCGAATCTATCTTCTAGAGAATTATAAGGAATCTTTGCCTTAAATGTAGGAGGATATTTATCAGCATACATTCCAGTTTCTTTATCCTTGTCGCGGCGAACAATACGACTGAACATATTTGATACAGTTCCCTTGTTTCCATCAAAATTATTCTTAAACCATGCTACACGATTGACAAATGCATCTTCCATAATTTTATTTTCAAGTTCAATAAGTTTATCGTGAAATGTTTTAATTTTAGGATTTTCATCGATACCCTTAAAAGATACTGTAATATCAAACTTTTGAGTTTCATCTTTACTCTTAGGATCGTCTTTGATAAACTGCATATTATCATTTACACCATAAGGAATATTTAGTAGAGGAGTTTGCATATTAACTTTAGAACCTTGATAATTTACATAAACAGATTTTGCACCTGATTTCATAATTTTCATTTCTGAGTACTTAATCTTTTCGACATTGAATTGCTTGGGGAGTAGAACGTTCATTGTTGTATATATATATTAATTAATCTTTATATAGACTATCAATTTTTATTATTTATATCATATTATTTTTTTAAATTAAAAAAAGTAGATACGAATTTGGTTTCAACGCAAAATAAAATATGTAGAAATTGTCCTAAAATAAATAAATAAATAAATATTAAAATTACATTAATTTTAAAAAAATATGATATTATTACTGCTCCTATAAATGTCATAATAATATCAATTATTGCATAATCAAATACTCTAATAGAATGTATACCTTCTCTTGGAAGTCCTAATATATCTTTGTATTGGGAAAAAATACACATAATACTTATATAATATATAATATAATATTCTAATTTATTATCTAATTTCGAATGAAGATACAATGAGACAATTAACTAGATTTTTTGTAATACTAAATTTATTGTTAGTATCATTTGCGCATAAAGAATACATTTCGTTATACATATTTTCTACATAATAATTATATGCATTATCAATTCCGTAAGAAAGTAGGATATTATTAATATCATATACTGATAACTTATTTATCCCATTTTCAATAAAATTATTTAAGTCTTGATTTAAAATATCTTTGTTATCGTGACAATTGTTATTATTATAACAAATATCATCGTATATATTATTGCAAATATCAAAAATGCTTTCGTGAATAATATCTTTCATAAAACATTCGTACATCTTATAATTACTATGAGTAAAATAAAAATAGTCTTTATCAATTTTTATTATTAATATTCATAATATTCATAACGGGTATGTATCTGGAAATATTTCTAAATGTTTTTTTATGATATTATCCATTTCAAGTAATTCTTTACTAGACGAGTTATTTTCTATAATTTTTCTTGATTCTAGACTAATCAATTCTTTTTCAAAGTTAATTCCTAACGTCTTAATAATTTTAATATAATTATATAATATAAATACTTTACGCAATAGAGGATTAGAATGTCCAGACCTATTCTTGTATCTTATACTATTATTTAGAAGTTCTATATAATCTAACAATATAAACTCTATAAAATAGAGTTGAAACTTATCTGATTGCTTATTAAACATATCTAATACATATTGTGTAAATTTTTTGCTAAACTCACATGATAGAGTAAGTGTATCAACACTCTTATCTGTAGGGATATTATTCTTTAAACAATTGAATATACGAACCGAATAAATTTCAGCGCGATTTTTAATATTCGTGTTAATAATATTCTCATTTTCTCTAGCTAACTTACAGATATTGTATATCTTCATACATTCATTTTTTTCTTTTACATTTTCAAATGCCTTTTCATTGGCGAAGAGAATTTGCATTACAAGCGAACTATCCATATTTAAAGGATGTAAATACAGATATATCAAAAAATATCATTTTTTATATTTATATAAAAAATTTAGCACTAATTTAAATATATAAGAAATACTACTTATTGATTTGACAATTGTAATATAACTACAAATTTAATATTATTACTTTACATTATTTTTACTTAAAATTTATAAGAAGTATTTTATTATTTTATTATAATAGGGTTGTATGGGAAAAGCTCCTAAAATTCTAACTAATGATAAATACAAATATTATGAATTAGAATTTCCAATATATAAAACTAAGGGAGGATGCTCTCTTATAAAAATAGGAAATGTATTTTATAATATGGAATGTCATAAAACAATTGATAAAATAAAGGAAGAATATAATAGAAGTATAAGAATAGAATTATGCGAAGAAGATAACGAATATGTTATTATCTAGTAGCAGATCATTATCCCGATATACATAAACATATATGCATAAAAATTGTAAAAAAATAAAACTAAATATTTTTATTTATTATAGAGAAGAAATACAAACAAAATGAGCAAAAAGAATACTGTTAAACATTTAATAAATTATTTTAACAATTATGATTTTGCACATTTTGTTAAAATAGTTAGTAGCATTGAAGTGAATTATTATAAGTATTTAAAATGCATTTTAAAGAAAGATATATTTAAATTATCAAAGGATTTATTAAATGATGTAAAAATCAATGATAAAAAGGTTGATATGATTAAAACTTTAAGTAAGCATTTTAGTAAACACGATTACAACTATTTTTTATCAAAAATAAGTAATAATATTGAAGGTGATATAAAATATAAAAATTATTTAAAATGTATGTCTACTAAAAATATAAATAGCATTTATGATATTATTAATAAAAAATATATGGATAAATATATAGATGACCAATTAAACTTACCATTTAATTCAGAAAGAAAACCAAGAGATTTAAATTATATTACTAATGTGATATTAGAAAGAAATCGAAATAATATAGACAAGATAATAGAATATGTCTCCAAATTAAATAAATTATATAAGGGAGAAATACTAAATGTCGGTGATATGAAAATAGAGATAGTTGGAAGACTAAACGATGATTCAAATCCTAATATATTATCATATTTATATTATGGAAAAATATTAAATGGTTCTGTTAATGGAAAAGTAGAAGTTGTAATAAAATCACAACCTATTTTTCCAGATAATATTAAAGAATTTAAAAAATATTATGATTACCAAATACCTGATGAAATAAATATTATGAATAAAATTAAAAATTATTGCTACGATTCGATAACAGCAAAAATATATGGATATGATGAATTAAAACCATTAAAAGAGGGGGATATTAATAGATATGTTTTAATTACTGAAAAATTAGGAAGTGATTTAAATAAGATAAATATTAATAATAATCATTCTGTAGTTTTTATAAAAAATTTGTGCATTAAAATTTTAAAAGCTATACAAACAATTCATAGTTGCAGTTTAAATGAAGGTATTTCCTTCGTACATCTAGATATTAAACCACAAAATATTGTTTTCACTGATGAAACGGAAACTTCTATAAAATTAATAGATTTTGGATTTACAGTAAATATATTAAAAAATAATAAGAGAGACCTTAGTATTTTAAATAACGGAGGAACAGAAGCTTATATGTCTATATCTCAACATGAAGATAACTTAATTGATTATATGGATGATTTTCAAGCGATAGCGTGGATATTATTAGAATTTCTTAATTTTAATTTTAATATTGTTAATGACTTTTATATTTTTAAAAATGCATTTGTTAATAACTACAAGAATGAAAAATTTATTAATAGAATAATAAGGGGTAATCTTACAAATAATAATATAAATGTTATTGGAAAATTATGTGATTATACAATTAAAAGAGCAGATAAAAAAGATAGATATCATACAGATAAAAAAATAAATGGTATGTATTATTGTGATTATAATGTACAATATTATAAGGATTTTGAAAATATTTTAAATATGCTTCAATAATTAAAAATTAAGTACATAATTTTATTTTTCTAAGAATTTTATAAACTTTTTGAAATTTATAAATATATTTTAATTATGTACTCATTTCTAATACATTTTTGATATTAAGATAATATCTTTTTATATATGATATCATATATATCTTTTGGAAAGTTCTCTGGAACAATATTATTGAGGGCTCTTATTTTTTCAACGTTCATTTCACATTTAGCAATTAAATCTTCAATTTCAAGAAGTTTCATTTCTATTATTTTAGAATTTACATCATTTATTGGACAAAATCTATCACTTTCATAATATACATCTTCTATTACATCCATACCTCGATATCTGGTATTAACATGCGATAACGTGAAAACCTTTGGAATATTTACATCATATATATCTGAATCACAATAATCTGGCGAAATATATACGCTTTTTTCGACATAAACACTATAACTACTATCGTCTATCATTTTACTTATCATCATTTTACGTAGCATTTTATATTTTATATTTTTTCCATTAGAAGTATCCTTTGTTAATAAGAGACTCCATATATAATATAACCAGAGCTCTCGATTTTCTTTCATCATGTCTTCTGTAATTACCATACTCAATTTTTTCTTATCATAATCTTCGTATTTTATATTGATAAATATAAGGTCACCTTTTTTAACAAAGAATATAATCATCGGGTTTGTATTAGAAGAGTAGTGGTAGTAAGAATATTGCATTTTTGATTGTTTAGAAATATAACAAATCTTGTGTTTATCTTTTTCCTATAGAGAATATTATATATAAATACTTAAAGTAATTATATCAATTTTTTAATTTAAAAAAAATATAAAGAACACATTTTTATAGGTTAAAATTTGAGTACATAATTTTATTTTTCTAAGAATTTTATAAACTTTTTGAAATTTATAAATATATTTTAATTATGTACTCATTTTTTATTTTTAAGATAATATATATTTAATGTTAATAAATATAAAGATAGATAAATATCTTATCATTATAAATATCATAAATATAAATATACACAATAAAACATCTATAATATACCTCTCAAAATCATATAGTGCATTGTCGAGAACAACTATTATTTGATTTATACCTGTATTTCTAGCATTCATCATTATTGTTATAATTATATTAAGAATGAAATCATTTTTTATAATACCTTATTTTATTTTAGAACATAATAATGATTTGCGTCACTATCATTACTATCGTTACTATCGTCACTATCGTCACTATCGGTATTCTCAGTATCTTTTTTACCTTCATAAAAATATAAAAACACCTTATAAAAACATTTAGGTAATATGTGCAAATAACACATCCTATTACTAATAAATAATTTTTATTACCCCCTGTGGGACTCGAACCCACACTCTTTTGATTAGAAGTCAAACGCGATATCCAATTTCGCCAAGAGGGCACATAAAAATATAGAAAAAATATTAATTAAGCGTATTTAATGTAATACACTATATACGTATATAATTATATTTTGTATTTGAACGCGCACTATATAAGAACTATATACAATATAGGAATTATAAATGGATGTAGAAGGTATAATTTTAGTATTATCGTGTCAAAAGCATAGATATACGCGATTAATAAATTTAAATCTTAATAAACACTCGTATAATAATTGGAAAGTTATAAAAGTAATAGGAAAACCATTTATGAAAAAAGAATATGAATTAGTAGATGATATTTTATTTATAAAATGTGAAGATAGTTATCTACATTTATTAAAAAAATTAGCGTTGTCTTTAAAATATATTTACAAATTATTTAATATAAAACATGGCGTTTTAAGATGTGGTGACGACCTTATCTTTAATGAAAATAATTTAATAAAATTTTTGGAGGGAGAAAAATACGATTTTTATGGTAAATCTCCAAACCCTGATGCGTCTCTTAAAGATAAAAAATTATTAGAAAATTTGAAATTTAAATTAACCTATGATAATTTTATGTTAGATTATTATTTAATACATGCAAAAGAACTCACTGATAGTCAACACGGGATTAATATGACTATAGAAGAACTCAATAAATATCTAGTAAGACCTTCATTAGATGGGCCTGCTGGCGTACTTTATTATATATCAAATCATTCGTGTAATGTTATAATAAATACAATGGAAAAAATATCATATAATATATTTCATCTGGATGAATATTCAAATAGTTATCCATATATTATCGAAGATTGCGCTGTTACATATATTATGTATCGCAACGAAATACCTTATACTGACAATCAATTGTTTTATAGCGATTATAAATATGATGATAAAGTTATAGCGATTCATACAAATATAGAAAAATATACTAAAATTTAATAATAATTATCTTATTAACATCATTTATAAAAAATGATATATATGTAAGTATTATAAGTATAAGTATTATGTGCGATAATTGCGACTATATTATTACAACTGAAAGAGCAAAAGATAAAATTATAGCAGGTGTTGATGAAGTTGCAAGAGGGACATTTATAGGTCCAGTAATTGCAGCATGTGTAGTTTTACCAAAGGATTTTCCAGATGATACATTTAAACAAATTAAGGACTCTAAAAAATTATCTGAAAATAAAAGAGAATATTTAGCAGATTATATTAAAAGCGTATGTATAACATACGGTATAGGAGAAGTTTCTAATAAAGAAATAGACGAAATTAATATTTTAAATGCAACTATGAAGGCTATGCATCGAGCAATTGATGATGCATATAAAAAAAAACCATTCGATTATTTATTAATTGACGGACCTTGTTTTAAAGGTTATATACCTCCAGGTGAAGACAAAGATTTCATAGAATATGAATGTATACCTAAAGGAGATGCTACATATTTAAGTATAGCATCCGCATCTATAATTGCAAAAGATTATCATACTAAATTAATAAATAAATTAGTAGATGATAATCCTAATTTATCATTGTATGATATAAAAAAAAATAAAGGATATGGTACAAAGAAGCATCATATTGCTTTAAATACTTACGGACTTAGCGACTTTCACCGTAAAACATTTGGAATATGTAAACAATTATCTATCTAGAGTTAAGTATAACATCCTTATTCTTATAGCAATCTATATCACTCCACGATATTTTACATTTATCTGCATAGGCACATCTCAGATCTGTGCTATTATCTTTTTCTAATTTAGACAATAAATTAGGATATACTTCATTACATATTAAAGGAATATCATTGTAAAAATTATTTGTTATAGCGGCATTATCTTTGAGTAATGAATTTTCTGATAAATGTAATACATTATCATATTTATTCTTATATATACCTGATATTTGTGCATATTTTTTAAGTTTTGTATCAATTTCATTATCATCATCTGCTATTTGTCCTAAACTCTTTATTAAATATTCTTTGGTATTAGTATCTTTTTTTTTATATGCTTCATTAAACATGTTATCACCGTATAAATTGTTTTTCATTAGTTTTTGTTCATCTATTGTACCATATATATTTTCATCTATTTTACATTTATAGTCTATAAATAAATTAGATGTTCCAGAGTCTAATATTGGGTCTTCTTTAGTATTTAATATATATTGATGATTATCACTACCTTTTTTAATTTTTGCTACAGTTTCAACATTGTCTATGTGTGTTGTTGGAGCATTATTATTATTATATTTAATATTTGTGATTATATCATTTCTTTTTATATTATCTTCTTTTACATATGACCAATAATCTGGACAATTATTAAATTTACTTTTAGGTTTTCCTAATTTGCGAGGTTTAATATTATAAATAGAATATATTAAATATATAATTATAATTATAGCTCCTAATACATATGTCATTACTGCAGGAAAATATTTATCATATATATAATTTCGACCTACATCTGTAAATAAAACAGTAACTAATAATATGAATGCAGAAATACCATATAAGAAACATACTGTCCACGTCCCTTTATATAAATTCATTTTCTCTTTTTTGAATAATTCTAACTCTTTTTGATTAGGAACAAACGTTGTATTGGTTTCAGGGTCTATTCCAATATCTTCTTTATTATAATTAAATGCTGTTACACTAAAATCATTTCCCATTACTTTTTACTATACTTCTATAATATTATATTATTTAATTTTACTTTAATACATATTTGTTATGTTAAGCGTTTTTGTTCCTTTTTTGGAAGGCAATATAGATCTATCCAATGGTTCTGGTAATGTACTTATATCTTTTAAATATTGTTGCGATTGTTTATAATTTGATATTATTTCCGGAACACTCCATTCAATTACGCGTACATTTAAATCCAATATTTGTTCCCTTATATTATTAGTACTATTTTTTCCATATTGAAAATAAATAGAGCGCATAATTATTTTTAATTCATCATCGCTTTGTCTCGAAATATTTATTTTACCATTTGTAATATTTAATATTTTATTTCTAATTCCTGTTTGTAGAATATCTATATTATAAATCGAAAAAAATATTTTTGATATCTCTGTACAATCTAAATTGCGAGAAATAATATTTCCTTGATGTTCACTCGCTATTATATTTGCATTTTTAATATTTAAATTATTATCAACCGATATTGCGTCGACGCGACCGTTTAAAAAGTTCATCCTTTTTAATACTGGATTTCCTTGATCCAATTCAAAGTATTCCATTCTTCTTAATATATATAATTATTTTCATTTTATATAATAGTAGCAAATAGTATTTTATGGTAGATTGTAAAGATATTAAGATTTGTTCGCAAGAATTATTAAAAATTATAAAAAGTGAAAAAAATGTAAAAGAAGAGCAAAAAATAATAAAATTATTAAGCGAATATATAGAAAGATTAATTTTCAACATAACTGCACTAGCATCTCTATTATGTTTAAAAATTGGTATTAAAAAAATAATGGACGAACACGTAAAATTTATTTTACATTATATTAATAAATATTGCAAAACTAAGCAAACTATTAACAAAATGAAGGGAGGTGCATTTAATACTGCGCAATTTTTTGGCGTAGATGAAACAAACAGATATAAAATACAAAACGAAGGATCAGATATAATGAATTGTGATTTTAATAACAATATAGCGAGACCAGAATTAGGATTAATGACAGGAGGTAAAGTAATGTGTAATAAATTAAATAGAATAATTAAAATGAAGGTAAGACATGTATTTAAACATTTTAATGTAAAAATAAAAATTAGTTCTCTCGAGATAATTATGAATAAGTTTGATAATATCTTAAAAGATATTACTTATAAAATTAAAAATAACAAAGGAGACACTATAAATTATAATATTGTAAAGAAAATAATATATAAAAGCAATATTATGAAAAAATGATATATAAAAATATGTGATTATTAATTATTAAAAATGCCAATAATTACATTAGATGGTAATATAGGATCGTATAAAACTAGCATATTAAATTATTTTCATAAAAATTATAAGACTGCTATTGATGTAGAACCTGTAGAAAGTTGGAACGATTATCTTAAAACCATGTATAATACGCAAAACAGTACTTATAATTTTCAAATTAAAGTATGGATGGATAGATGTTGGATACAAGAAAAATCTAATACTATAATATTAATGGAAAGGAGTCCTTATTTCATTAAAAATGTTTTTGTAGAAAAAGCATTTGAAGATAAAACAATAAGTGCAGAAGAATATAAGAATATGCTAACTCTTCATAAAAGAACAGATAAATTATGGGAACCTGAAGGACTTATATATTTGCGTTCTAATCCAGAACTATGTTTTAATAGAATTAAAAAAAGAGGAAGAGATTCTGAAAAAAATATTAAATTAGAATATATAAAAAGAATACACGAATTACACGAGGAAAAATATAATGATGCTGTTAAAAATAATAAGAATATAATATGTATTGATGTAGAATATAAAAGTATAGCAGATATATGTAGTGAAATTATTTCATCTAAAATATATAGTAATTTAATAGAGAAAATATATAATTAAACCTGCATAATTGGAGATTTTGTTCCTAGAAAACAACTATAATACAACCTATCACAATCCTTATATTCTAGTGTAGGAGTCGAAGTATGAATAAGTTTCCTATTATTAAATATTAGTAAATCATTATTTTCCCACTTGACATCAACTATGTTGTCTTTATTTACAATATTTTTTGACATTAATTCTCTATATAAATCAAAACTATCACTACAAGACATTTTATCAAATTTTACAAATCTAAAAGGCGAAAGCATAAGCGCCTTTCTATTACGATTAGAATTAGAATAAACTACGAGAGGTTCCTTAGTAATAATATTTTCTTCTTTTTGTATAATTAATTCATTAGATTTAACTCTGTTATACCCTGTATAATCGAAGTGAGAATTCATCATACCCGATTTTGTATTTGAATAAATTACCTTCATATCGTAAATCTTATCTTTAATATTAGTATCAACGCTATCATATGCATCTTCCAAACTTGCAAATAGCGTATTACCTCCTTTAGATGGAGACTTAATCATATACATACTCGAAACAACAGGTGGTAGATAAGTTCCTTGACCTACAATATCTTGGTGCCATACAAGAGTATTTTTAAATGGGTCGCTATATTTAAGATAGGTATCCTTAATACCATGAAGATCCTTGATATAACAATTTCCTCTTAGTGCTATTTGCGGTACAATATCTACTTTAGAATATTCAAATGGATGAATAACTTCGCTATTATGTTTATCATCAAATAATTTACAAAACTCATAATATTCAATTGGATTAATCTTTTGATTTTTAAACATAATTAATGGTACTGAATTAAATAACTTAATAAATTCCGTTTTTTCATAATCACTAATTTGTTTAATATTAACATTTGTAACAACAGCATAATTTCTTCTCAAAGTAGGAAAAGTAATTGTATATGAACATACAGTATTAATAAGATATGAGCAGATTAAAACTATAATTAGCATTGACATTATATTGAGTTAATTGAGTTAATTCAAATAAAAATAATATTAATCAATTTTTTATATTTTTTACAAATTATCTTTAAGTAATTCAGGATATAAATGTAGATTATTTGTTGACAGAGCCTTTACATAATCTACTATAGAATTCGATAGTAATATAGACGCTTTGCGAGGAGCAGTACTTGGAATATTTGGTACACAATATATGTTAACTCCATTATATTCAATTATGGGTTCGTCTATCGAAGTTATTTTAGATTGTTCTGTAATACCACCTTGGTCTATTGCGACATCCATTATAATTGCGCCTTTTGTCATAGAATCTAATATATCATTTGTCAATAATCTATCAGCCTTCATTCCTGTATTATATATTGAACCGATTGTTATAATAGATTTTCTCATTAGAAAATTTAAATTATCATTATTCATACTATATATAGAAATATTCGCTAAATTATCATATTCGTGCTTAATATTTAATATTTTTTGATAATTATTATCAATAAGATTAATATTTTTATATCCTAGTTTAATAGCGATTTTCATAGCAGATAATCCTACATTTCCTGTACCTATAATAGTAATATGAATATCATAAGAATGATTTGAATTATTGGATTTAATAAATAAATCTGCAACGTTAAATGCTTGTTCGCCTGCAATTACAGACATATTAGATAGAATTGGATAATATATTTCTCCATTATCTTTTTTATTTTTTATAATTTCATATGGATAACAAGAGGCACCTGAAGATTTCATATTATCAACAAGCGTTTTATTGCTTGCAAAATGAAAAAATGTGAAAATAGTATGCGTATTATTAATTAATCTATATTCACCTTCTTGCGGTTCTTTAACTTTTACAATTAACTTACTTTGTTTATATAATTCTTCAATTGTATCTACCATTATTGCTCCAACTTCAATATATTCATAATCATTAAATCCAGAATTAATACCGGCGCCTTTTTGAAAATATACTAATATACCACTATCAACAATCTTTTTAATATCATCAGGTATCATAGATACTCTATTTTCACAAACCTTAATTTCTTTTGGAATTCCCACTGAAAGCATTATATATATATATATTGCATATTTTTTATATAAATTATTCATTTAGAAGTTTATTAATAGTTTCTATTATAGTAGGTCTATTAGCACCAGAAAATGAAAATATTTCTCTATTATTTTTCATAAATTTAAAATGGGGTATAGTTACTATATTATTAATATCTTCAATGTCATCATTCTTTTGAATATCTACTTTTATAAATTTAATATTATTATAGATGTCAGATAACTCTAACATATATGGATAAATTTCGCTGCAAGGTTTGCAAAAACCAGCAGAAAATATAATTATAATATAAATATTATCCTTCAATATATTTTGATATTCAATATTATCACTGATATTTAATATAGGCATTTATCTATATATGAAAGTTTAATTTATTTTTTATTTTTTAGTCGCAAATATAATAATTAATAAAAATTGATATATAAAAATATAGTGTTATTTATACCTTATATTAGAATGCCTCCCAAAACTGCAAAAGAATTAGAAGTAAAGACTGTCGAAGAGAAGTATAAAAAGTATGAACTGTTAGAACATATTCTAGCTCTTCCTGATACTTATATAGGTTCTATCGAACCGCAAAAAATTACTAGTTATGTCTTTGATGAAATTTCTAAAAAAATGGTTATGACAGAACTTACATATAATCCAGGACTTTTGAAATGTTTTGATGAAGTAATTGTAAATGCAATTGATCATTCTATGCGTTTAAAAGCAGAAGAAGACAAGGGTAAAGAAAATATCAAGCATGTAAAAAATATCAAGGTCTCAATTGATAAATCAACAGGTTCTATATCAATTTTCAACGATGGTAACGGTGTTGATATCAAAAAACATAGTACTTATGGAGATTTATGGGTCCCCGAATTAATTTTCGGAGAACTTCTTACATCTACTAATTATGATAAAGGAGAAGAAAAAATTTGGGGAGGTAAAAATGGTTATGGTAGTAAATTAACAAATATATTCTCTAAAGAATTTACTATAGAAACCGTAGACCATTATACTAATAAAATATATACTCAGACATTTCGTAATAATATGACAGAACGTGATAAACCAACTGTTAAAGCGTGTTCAAAAGCGCCTTATACACAAATTACGTTTACTCCTGATTACGAAAGGTTTGGTATTAAAAATATAACAGAAGATATCTATAAGTTATTTCACAGACGCGTTATCGACGCATGTGCTACGACAAATAAAGATGTTTCAGTTTCATTTAATGGTGAAAAAATTTTAATCAAAGATTTTGAAAAATACTGCGAATTGTTTTTGGATAAGAAGGAGCAACCATTAGTATATGAAGCGTGCGGAGAAAGATGGGAAATAGCTGCTTCAATTTCAAATTCAGGTTCATTTGAATATTTATCATTTGTTAACGGAATAAATACAATTAAGGGAGGTAAACATATTGAATATATTACAAATATGATAACAAAAAATCTTACCGAACTTACATTGACAAAAAAGAAAAAAATAGTAAAATCCCAGCATATTAAAGATAATTTAATAATATTCGTAAAAGCACTCATTGTTAATCCTAGTTTTGATTCGCAAAGTAAAGAGACATTGACAACTCCTGTAGCAAAGTTTGGGTCTAAATGTGAACTTAGCGAAAAGTTTTATGAAAAATTATTTAAATCAGGGATCATTGATAAAGCATTGAGTATTACTGAATTTTATGATAAGAAGAAGTTGGTAAAAACCGATGGTAAGAAAATCTCGAGAATTATTGTTCCAAAACTCGATGATGCAAATTTAGCGGGAACAAAAGATAGTGCAGAATGCACTATTATTTTAACAGAAGGAGACTCTGCAAAAACTATGGCGACAGCAGGTCTTAGTGTAATTGGTAGAGATAGATATGGTGTATTTCCACTAAGAGGTAAAATTTTAAATGTGAAAGATGCTACTATGCAAAAGATTTCAGATAATAATGAAATAACTGCTATTAAAAAAATTCTAGGTTTAGAACAAAATAAAAAGTATAAAGATATAAGTCAACTGAGATATGGTTCTATTATGATTATGACTGACCAGGACCACGATGGAAGTCATATCAAAGGACTTATATTTAATATATTTCAAAGTATGTGGCACGAATTATATGAAATATCTGGTTTCTTAACGTCAATGTTGACACCAATTATTAAAGCAACAAATAGTAAAAAAGAAGTCATTGAGTTTTATAATATGTCCGACTATGAAAAATGGAGCGAAACAGCCAATGCAAAGAATGGCGGATGGAAAATTAAATATTACAAAGGACTTGGAACATCAGACGATAAAGAAGCAAAAGAGTATTTTAAAAATATGAAAAAAGTAACATATATGTATGATGATAAATCAGATGAAGTTATTGATTTAGCATTTAACAAGAAAAGAGCAGATGATAGAAAAATATGGCTTCAAAATTATGATAAAGATAATGTTTTAGATTATTCAAAACTTAATGTTGATTACAAATCATTTGTTGATAAGGATTTAATTCATTTCTCTAACAGGGATTTGCAGAGGTCTATTAATCATATTTGCGATGGATTAAAAGAAAGTACTCGTAAAATTATTTATTCGTGCTTTAAGAAAAAATTATATACAAACGAAATAAAGGTAGCACAATTATCTGGGTATGTTAGTGAAGTTTCTGCTTATCATCACGGTGAAAACTCACTACAACAGGCGATTGTTGGTATGGCACAAATTTACGTAGGTACAAATAATATTAATTTGCTAAGTCCTAATGGACAATTTGGTAGCAGGTGCCAAGGTGGTCAGGATGCATCGTCCGCTAGGTATATTTTCACCCTATTATCAAAACTAACTAGATTGATCTTCAAAGAAGAAGACAATGCTATATTAAATTACCAAGATGATGACGGACAACAAATTGAACCAGAATATTATGTACCTATTATTCCAATGGTTCTTGTAAATGGAGGTATTGGTATTGGCACAGGATATTCTACTAATATTCCTCAATACAATCCAGATGATATTATTAATATTTGCAAAATTATTTGTAATGCTATTAAATTATCTGATATTAATATTGATTCTTTAGAAGATATTGAAACTATTTATAATACAATTAACATTCTAGAAATTAATGAAATCACACCATATTATCTAGGATTTAAAGGTAGTATTGTAAAAGCAGAAAAAAATTCATATATTAGTCACGGAATATACAAATGGATTGATGATGCTACTGTTGAAATCACAGAGTTACCAATTGGAACCTGGACAGAAGATTATAAGGAATTCCTAGAAAATATGATTACAAATAATCTTAACAATTTAAAATATATTGAAAATCACTATACTTCAAAAAATGTAAAGTTTATATTACATTTCAACACAAATGTTCGTCAAAATATTGAAAGAAATTTTGATGTATTATTTAAATTGCAATCTAGTAAAAATCTTAGCATCAATAATATTCATTTGTTTAATAAAGACGGTGCTATTCAAAAATACGAAACTGCTGTAGAAATAATTAAGGAATGGTCTGAAACAAGGATCTTAAAATACTTTGAAAGAAAAAAATATCAATTGAAAAATCTTGAAAAGGAGGCAAACATTTTAAGTAATAAAATGCGATTTATTCTAGATGTTATTAATGGAAATATTCAAATTATGAATAAAAAATTAAGCGAGATTACTTTGAGATTGATAGAATTAAAATATGCTCCAATTATTGATGCGAATGAAGAAACAGAAAAAGACGAATTGCCTGAAAACACGGATGTTGAAATTAATCACAAACATTATAATTATCTATTAAAAATGCCTATTTCACAACTTACATATGATAGAAAAGTAATATTAGAGAAGGAATATAATGAATTAGATGAAAAACTTAGAAATCTCAGAAATACAAATATTGAAGACTTGTGGCTTAATGATTTAATAGAGTTAGAAAAAGAATGGGGTCTGCATAAAGATATCATACTTAAAGAGTATGAAAATGACAGGTTAGGTATTGTAGATTCTAAAACGGTTAATAAAAAGAAAGCAAAGAAATAATTATTAAAACGCTGGTAATTCAATATCATTTTCACAACATATATTATATATTGTTGAATAATCTGTATGACAATCATTCTCAATTAATTCACATAAATATTTTTTTAAATTATTATCAATATGTAATGTACATATATAATTTATTAATTCATTATTTTCTGATATACGTATATATTCGAAACTATCTATAATATCATCCATATTATTTTTATAATATATTTTATATATCAATTTTTATTGCACATATGCTCGTATAATATATTTATATTTTGTTTATCGCGATTATTATATAAATAATATGCTTTTTCTTTAATTTTGTTTACAATTTCATCTATATTATCATTACCTTCGTAAATATCATTAATATCAGCAACTTTAGAAATTATATTATACCAAATGTTAGAACTCCTATGTTGAGGATTACAACCTGTATATATATCTTCAAAGGGAAAACAATAGAATGGGAGTTTTGTAATATCAGGAGGTTCTTCGTTTTCAATTGACATTCTAGGAAGATTTTTTATTGTCATATTAATTTTACAACAATATTTCATATTAATATTATCGTGAAAAATAATTTCATTCATAGTACGTTTTCCACTTATGCACGTATTTTTATTAATATTAACAAATTTATTAAGAGACCACGGATAATAAGTATTATTTTCAGTAAGTATACCATTATAATCTGTTAAATTTATATGATAATTTTTTTGATATAATAAATTTTTTGAAAATATCAATATATATTTTCCTGGAAATATTATTTCGCTATCTATGTTATATTTTGTAATTAGAGAAAAATAAACTCCAGGAAATTGGTCTTTTGTATTAAATATACTTGTTTTTAATTCTTTCCATCCCATACAACCTGGGTCGTCTGTAGAATGAACTAAATAATAAATATCTTCCATAATTATTTTAAAATTATATAAGGATTTGATTGTATATATATATAAAACAAAATCATTCATCATTTTTTCATTTAATATAGCCTATATGGCATTCTGTCATCGTGCCCGAGCGGTCTAAGGGGTCAGACTTAAGATCTGATGTGCTTAAGCACTCGTGGGTTCGAACCCCACCGATGACATAATTGTTTTAACTGCTATATTTTACTAAACTACATTCATTTAGATATTACAGAAGTACATATTGTAATATAATCGTGTATTCCATACATTTTAACATTACCTGATATGTAATAATACCAATTAAATGGTATTATGAGACCTTTATTATCTAATTTTATAGTTGTAATATCACTATCTTGACTAGGCATTTCGTTAATTAATTGTGAATTTGGATTGCATAAAGAAATTTCTGATGGATAATTATCTGCAGATACTATAAATAAATACTTGTACTTATTTTTTTCCCATTTATAATTATTATTTATATTGTATATAATATTAAAATTAAACCAGTTACTAACTATTGTGTCTATATCCGTAATCTGTTCTGATATAACAATGGGTTGTTTTTTATATAATAAATCAAAATCGAAATTTTTAATATTTACTTGATATATAGAAATTTCATTGTTATGTAAATAGTAAAGAGAAGCATATAATAATAATATTATTATAAATAAATAAAAGTACATTTAATTTATATATATATATATATTTTGCATTTTTATACAATCAAATAATAATTATAAAAATTATAATATAAATAATTATTAAAGATTATGAGCGATAAAACTAAAGATGCTATAAAAATTGTAAATGCAGTCAAAGGGGTTGACACAATGTCGTTGACAGACATTTTTTCTAATACAAGCAAACAAACAGAAGATATACATACAAGAATAAAAACATTTATAGCTCCAAAATTTAGCAATGAAGAAGGACCAAAAGCTGGAGCATCAAATTTAGTACAGGCATTTTTATCATTAATTGGATTTATTATATCTATTATAATTTATATAATAGCATATATTATAATTTTATGTCTTTATATTATTCTATTTATATATAATTTATTATTGCGTTTTGCTAAATTATTTGGCGACTATGAATTTTTTAATGATTTTGATGGAGAAATTCCAAATTATGCCTATTTTCTATTTATAGATATATTAAAAAATAAGTCAGAATCTGATAAAGAGTCAAATTTAGAGAATGATACTCCAGAAAATATACATTATGAAATAAATGAAATATTTAATAATATTAAAAGAAAATTACAAAATAGACTCGAGAAATATAATTCATTAATTAAAAGTTTAAAGATTGAAAGAGATAAGGAAGAAGAAGAAAAAAATAATAACGAACTATTTCAAGAAAGCGAAGCTAATAAAAAAGAAGTTACATTTGCAAACATAAATTCTTCAGAAAGACAAGTATTATGGACAAGTATATTGAATGGAATTAGACAAGCAAGTTTTAGAGATATACCAAATATAATTATGAATATTTTAACACTTATATTTATTAATCTAAGATGGTTTATAGGTATACTATTTGAAGGTTTAAAATATATTCTATCTGGATGTTTTTTAATTGCAAAATTTTGTTCAAAATCATTTTTAAGTACTTTTCAACAGGCTTCATTAAGATGGTCAAGACCTTTTGCTGGTCTTATGATTTTAGTATTGCTAATTTTAGTAATGGTTTTAGTATGTTATAATATGTATGCTCCCGAAGAAGAACTATATAATTCTAATTTTACTAATATTGGAGGTGGAGGTAGTTACGATTATAAATCAACTTATAATGATAATACCAGTTTTTTTGAAGCATTAAATAGATTACCTTTAGAATTTTATTCGTTTTTAAATGATTTTAGAATGATTTATTATGAATTATTGAAGAGACTGAAATTTTTTATGAATTTCAGTTCAGAAATTATCGATGATGCTAGAAATTTTGCAAGAGAACCAGAAGATTATGAACGTACAAAAAATAATACAGATAATATTTATGATAATATATATACATTTAATGCAAAATACATATCTGATATTATTGCTAATAAAAATGAACAAGAAATTAGAGAATTAAGAGACATAATAAACAAACTTACTTTAGACAAGGAAAAATATGTTGTACATTTAATTAAACCAAAGGATATTAAAGATTGTGTTGATTATAGCAGTGTATTAGGACTAAATTTAAGTATTAATAATAGTCCCAATGATATTTCATGGAAAATTAAATGCGATGATAATGCATATTTTAATAATACATGTACGATAAAAGATATTGATATTACAGATAAAGAAACACATACTTGTAGTATTACAGATGCAATAAAAACAAACAAAGATTATAATAATATATAATATATTATAATAATAACATAAGAATTCTAAAAATGAAGGAAACATGTACTCATACTAGTAATCATATTTATGTTAAAAAAATAAAAAATAAAGAAGGTAATGAATATCAAATAGATACTGATAAATTATTTAATAGTAGTAATTTAAATACATATACAATAAATGATAATAGAATAGAATTTAATAAAAATATAAAATATTATGTTATTCAAGATGCAAACTCGCAATGTAATAATAATATAGAACAATGGCATAAATGGTTTACAACTACATATTATTATTTAGGTAATCGCGATGGACGTTATAATGAAATATCAGAAAATAATATTACATATACTATACCAAAAGGTTGTTTTAAAGAATGCAACGATAATTTTATAATTAATAGTGATTATAGATGTGAAGATAAAAAAACTTTTAAAGATGGTAAATATAGGAATTTTATAGCATATGATCCCTTTGCTATAATATGCATTATAGGAAGTATTGAAATTAATACAATAAATAACTATGTATACAGTGATAAAATTGGAGGAAACTATTATAAAACTATAGAAAAATTATTAAATAATGATCATAATATTTTAAAATCTAATAACATGACTTCGGGATATGATAAAATAAAGAATGCAATATTAGTAGATTTAAATTCAAATAATCAAAATAAATTTAATGATAAATTTCATCCTCTATATTCTATAAATAATGATATTAAAATAGCTTATAAAAAAATAATTGAATATGTAAATTATATATATAAAGAAAATGAAAAAGAAAAATCAAAAATTGAAAATAATATTAAAAAAGATATTAATAAGTTCTATACTTTATTTGATAAAAGAGATGAATTATACATGAAATATTTAAACAATTTCAACAAAGATAAAAAAAAATTAAATTTATTATATGCTTATTATTTATCCACGCAAATTAAAGATATTATAAAAAAAATATGTGCAAATCCTGAATTACCTAGTGATATTAAAGGTGTTGTTATATATTTATTAGAGTATTGTATATTTGTTTGTTTTAGTAAAAAGAGCATATATGCGGAACGTTTAGAATTATATGATATATATAAAGATATACTAGACGATTTAAAATTAACTAGAAAAGAAATAACTACTATTCTTAATGAAGAAGATCCACCAAATTATGATCAATTCGCGTGTGTTCCTAAAATTATACCACCTTTATCAACAATTCCAGGGATTTCTGCCGCTAGTATTATTGACAACCCAAAATCAGAAGATTATAAACCAGTACAAGTTAAATTAGATAATAATTCTATTTTTATATTCCAAGATTATGTTCATATACTTAATTTATATAAAAGTTTTTTAGTTGTATATCCTGTAGTTTTTATAATAATAATTTCAATATTTGTCTTTATAATGTTTTTATATTTAATAGATATAAATATAAAAGATCCTGTAAGACCTATTTCGCAGGGAATAAACTATATATACGCTTTTATATTATGGTTTAATTATATATTTAAATGGTTTACATTTAATATAGTATTTACATTTATAATTAAAAATATATTAAGTCTTTTCTATTCAAGGGTTGTATCTGATAAAATTAGCGAAATTATTAAATATATATTTAATACATATTTAACTCCTATAATTCTTTTAATAATTTTAATAATTTTAATAATCTTAATATCAACAATTAGCTTTGAAGATATAATAATGTTTATTCCATTTGTTATAATATTTATACTAGAAAGTATTTATGTTTTATTACTAATATTATTAGGTCTGGTGCTAAATTTACCAAAAATTGAGAATTTAATATTAATAGGTGTTATAACATATGTTATATATTTATATTATTATGTTATTTATATATTTAATTTTACTAACATCGAGGGGACTATAGGTAGCAATATAGTAATACAACCAGAATATGGTGATTTATTAAATGGTGGTGATTTAATAGCTACATTAAAAAATTCTACTGATTCGCATCAAATTATATGCGAAAGAAATAAAATAATTAATTATGCATTTTTACTAAATATGTATAAATATGCATACACAAGATTACAACAAATTAAATAATTTACTATTGCATTAAAATATAACTCTTATAACAATTAATGTATTTATCCATAGCATCGTATTTTGACATATTTTTAACACTATTCCACGCATCCCATTTTGCACATTCTTTAAAATATAAAAATGTAGGTCTTTGTGTATTACAATCACCAAATGTTGCTTGCTTATAATATTTATAAAACTCTAATTTTATAGTATCTGGCAATCCTATAGTTTCTAAATCTACAGTGCTTAGTATATTTAATACTTCTTTAAATTCCTTTTCTTTTTCTTGCTCCATAATATTATTATATTATAGTAAATTCTTATATTATTTTTATTTAAGAATATATCATATATATTATTATGATAAGATGATAATAGACGAATATATTGAATATATGGAAAAATATAAAGAACAATATGGTGATAAATGTATAGTATTTTTACAAGTAGGTTCTTTTTATGAAATGTATACAATAGCAGAATATAATAATAACGATAATGATATATATAAAATAGCAGACATATGTGGTATACAAACTACAAAAAAAAATAAGTCTATTAAAGAAATATCACGCAATAACCCTGTTATGGCAGGATTTCCTATGCATTCTGTTAATAAGTTTACTCAATTATTATTAAATAATAATTACACTATTGTAATTATTCAACAAGGAGAAGATAACAAAAATGTTGTGAGATCTGTTGCTGAAATATTATCACCAGGTTCAAATATTAATATTACTGATAAAAAAAGTAATTATATGATGGTTGTTATATATGAATTAATTAACAATTATGTTATTGCAGGAATTTCAGGAATTGATTTATCTACTGGAAAAACATTTATATATGAAATTGGTTCTACTAAGGATGATCCTGAAATGGCAAATGATGAAGTATTTAGAATGATAAGTGCATATAATCCTATAGAACTAATAATTTTAGGAGATAAGATTGATGAAAAATCTAAAAAGAAAATATTGAAAAATTTAAATATTAATAATATATTAGTTCATTATAAATGGGATGATTGTAAATATATTTCATTTTATAAAAATATTATAAACCAACGTCATATATTAGAAAAAGCATTTTTTCTAAAGTCTGGTCTTGTTTCAATTATTGAGATATTAAATATGGAGAGACTAACAATCGCAAGAGAGGGTTTCTGTTGTCTATTACAATTTGCATATGAACACAATGCAGATATAATTAAAGAATTGCAAATTCCAGAAATATTTGAAAACAATAACAATATGACAATAGAGTTCAATTCTGCGGTGCAATTAAATATTATAGGAATATATCAAAACGATAAACCATTAATAGATATATTAAATAGATGTGTTACTGCATTTGGTTCTAGATATTTTAAGGAAAAATTATTAGCACCAATGATTAATATAGAGAAAATCAATAAATCATATGATGATATTGATAAATTATCAATAGATAATAATTTTGTTAAAATAAGAAAACATCTTGCAAAAATATCTGATTTAGAAAGGTTTAAACGTAAATTACTTTTAAATAAAATTTCTCCATCAGATTGGATTAATTTTCACGAATCAATTGAATCGTGTCTCGAAATATATAATGATATAGGAAGTTTTGATGATTATCAAACAAATAATATTGATATAAAATCTACAATTAAAAAAATAATTGGTTCTTACGAAGACATACTAGATATGGAAAATTCTTCAAAATACAACTTAGTAGATAAAAACAATATGGGAAATATATTTAAAGAAGGAATATATGAGGATATAGATAATATAACTAGGGATAGTAGAAACACTTTTAAAAATATTGAAAAATATTGTGAAGAAATAAATAAAATAGGTTTAAATGATAGTACTCTATGTAAAATAGATTATATAGACAAAGATAGAGAATATTTTATATTAATAACTAAAAAAAGATACGAAGTTGCTTTGAAAAATAATAATTCTTATATGTCTGAATTTAAAGTAAAGCAAATATCTTCATCTTCTTCTAATTATAAAATTACAAATAAGTTTATAGAAAAATATTCTAAAAATATAGGTGAATATGATGATAAGATAGCAGCACTCGTATTAAAATATTATAATATGTTTATTGCAAAATTTATTGAATTAAATAGTGAAAACATTGATATTTTAATTAAGTATTTAACTAGAATTGATATTGCCGCTAATAATGCAAAAAATGCGTTTGATTATTGTTATAAAAGACCTATTATTGATTTATCAGATGGGCAACGAGACTCTTCTTTTGTTAATATGAAAAATATGAGACATCCTTTAATAGAAAGAATACAGGATGAATTAGAATATGTTGGAAATGATATTAAAATAGATAAGGAAGGTGTATTACTTTATGGTATTAATGCTTCAGGGAAGTCTTCTTTTATGAAAGCAGTTGGATTAAATATTATTATGGCACAATCAGGGATGTTTGTAGCAGCAGAAGAAATGTTATATTATCCCTATAAAAGAATATTTACCAGAATTTCAGGTATGGATAATATATACAAAGGTATGTCAAGTTTTACAGTTGAAATGACAGAACTAAGAAATATATTGCAAAGATGTAATAAGTATAGTTTAGTAATTGGTGATGAAATATGTTGTGGTACTGAATCTATATCTGGTATTGCTATTGTATCTGCAGGTATAGATACTTTAATTAATAAAGGTGCTTCTTTTATATTTGCATCACATTTGCATGAATTAACTTCTATGTCGTGTATCAAAGAACATATAAAAAAGGATAAATTATTTGTAAAACATATTAGAATAATTATTGGAAAAAATAATGAAATAATATATGATAGAAAAATACAAGATGGTCAAGGTTCTAATATATATGGTTTAGAGGTTTGTAAATCATTAGATATGCCTATTGATTTTCTAAAAAAAGCAGAAATTTATAGAAAAGAGGTAACTGATTTAGATAACGATTTAGTAAAAAATAAGAAATCTAGATATAATAAAAAGAAATTAGTGAATATATGTGAAGTATGCAAACAATCTAATGCGACAGAAACTCATCATATAAAATATCAAGAAACTGCTAATGATGATGGGTTTATTGGTTCATCGCATAAAAATGCTAAACATAATCTTGTTGCTATTTGTAAGCATTGTCATCATAAAGAACATAGCGGTGAAATTAAAATAATAGGTTATAAACAAACCACAAATGGTATTATATTAGATTATGAGATACCAAAATAATTATTGAAACTTTAGAAAAAATAAATTATACACTCTGCTACTTGTTTTTATTCTTAAATATTTAATAGAATAATGTCTAATAAAGAAACCATATTAGAAAGATTAACTAAGAAAAAGGGAGATGAATTATCTAAATTTTTACGAATAAATTCAAGTCCCAGTACTCAACTAATTGCGAATATGCAAGCAAGAATTAATAACCCACTATTTCGGCTCACTATTGGCGACTATGAAGCTATGTGTGGGAACAAGATTATGATTAAATTAATGTCTAAAGTTATAGGTTGTGAAGAGAAACAACTAAAAAAATTCTGTAAATATATCAATGTTTTTAAGGAGAATATCAAGTCATCTCCAAAATCTATTAAGAAAAAGATGAATGCTATGAAAAACAGGGGAAGTCTTAATTCATTGCCCGATGATATTTATTATAAAATAGTAGAGCAATATAAAACAATTTTTAAAATTAAATATAAATTAAAGAATTGGATACCAATAAATAAATTAAATATTTGGATATTATCACAAAATCCAAATGCAATAGATTTTTTAAAAGAAAATACGAGTAAAATAAAATGGAATTATTTATCAAAAAATCCCAATCCAGAAGCTATTAAATTATTAAAAGCAAATCCGACAAGAATAGAATGGGAATTTTTATCAGAAAATACTAATTCAGAAGCTATAGAATTATTAAGAACAAATCCATCAAGAATAGATTGGGATTGGTTATCAGAAAATCCAAGCCCTGGAGCTATAGAATTATTAAAAGAAGATAGAGAAAAAATAGATTGGGTAGCATTATCGGCAAATCCATGTGCTATAGAATTATTAAAAGATAATCGTACTAAAATAAATTGGGAGATGTTATCAGCAAATCCTGGAGCTATGGATTTATTAAACGAAAATCCCGATGAAATAAATTGGAATAAATTATCAGAGAACCCGAATGCTATGGATTTGCTTTTAACAAATCAAGATAGAATAAATTGGGGTAGATTATCAAAAAATCCAAATCCGGAAGCCATAGAATTATTAAAAACTAATCTTGGCGAAATAAATTGGTATTTATTATCAGCAAATCCATCAGCAATAGAACTATTAAAAGAATATCGAGATAATATTAACTGGAATTATTTATCAGGAAATCCAAGCATATTCGATGAAATATTAGTGTAATTATAATTTATCAAGATTATTATCTATATTAATTCATATGCGCCGACATATATGCCCTAAATGTATTCAAAAGGTTCACATGCACTACTTATTTATTTTTGAGTACATAATTTTATTTTTTCTTAAATTTTACAAAACTTTTAAATTATTTATTTTTTTTAAATTATGTACTCAAAAATATATATATAGATTAATTAAGTTAATAATATAATTATGAAAGTTATTAAAAGAAATGGAGAGTTTGAGGATGTTAGTTTCGATAAAGTTCTTATGCGTCTTAAAAATTTATCAAACGATTTAAATATTAACGTTTCTGAACTAGCGCAAAAAGTTTGTTCTAGAATTTATGACGGTGTTAAAACGAGCGAATTAGATGAACTAGCGGCATACTTATGTAGTAGTATGTCTCTAGATAATCCAGAATATAATGTTTTAGCATCTAGAATTATTATATCAAATCATCATAAAAATACATCACCTTCTTTCTCTGAAACAGTACAAATACTATATAATAATAAGGATATACATAATGCAGAATCTCCTCTAGTATCCGAAGAACTTTATGAAATTGTATCTAAAAATAAAGAAAAATTAAATACATATATTGATTATCAAAGAGACTTCTCTTTTGATTATTTCGGTTTTAAGACATTGGAAAGGGCATATTTAATTAGGGTAAATAAAAAGGTTATTGAAAGACCACAGCATATGTGGATGCGCGTTGCTATTGGAATACACGGAAATGATATTAAAGATGTTCTTCAAACTTACGATTTATTGAGCAAAAAATATTTTACACATGCTACTCCTACATTATTCAATTCTGGAACAAGACGTCCGCAATTAAGTAGTTGTTTTTTATGTTCAGTTAATGACGATAGTGTATCTGGAATTTATGATTCATTAAAAGAAATGGCATTAATTTCTAAATATGCAGGAGGAATTGGTATACACATTCATCAGGTAAGAGGAAAAGGAAGTTATATCAGAGGTACAAACGGAATTTCAAATGGTATAATACCTATGCTTCGTGTATTTAATAATACAGCGCGATATATTGATCAGGCAGGAAAAAGATTAGGTAGTATTGCTGTTTATCTTGAAACATGGCATTGTGACATAGAAGCATTTTTAGAATTAAAGAAAAATCATGGAAGTGAAGAAGAAAGATGCAGAGATTTGTTTATGGCACTATGGGTTTCAGACCTATTTATGGAAAGAGTTAAAAATAATAAAATATGGTCTCTAATGTGTCCTGATAAATGCCCTGGATTAAGTGACGTATATGGAGATGAATTTAATAAACTTTACGAAAGTTATGAGAGTGAAGGTAAATACAATAAGCAAATTAATGCCCAAGACTTATGGTTTAAAATATTAGAATCTCAAATTGAACAAGGTGTTCCTTATATTTTATATAAAGATGCTGCTAATAGAAAGAGTAATCAAAAAAATTTAGGAACTATTAAGTCAAGTAATTTATGCGCAGAAGTTTTGATTTATTCTTCTCCAGAAGAAACTGGTGTTTGCAATTTAGCATCTATTTGTCTACCAACATATATTGAAAATGGTATATTTAATTATGAAAAACTACATGAAGTAGTTAAAGTAATAACTAAAAATCTTAATAAAGTAATTGATAAAAACTTTTATCCAATTGAAAAGGGGCGTGTATCAAATTTAAAAAATAGACCTATTGGAATAGGTGTTCAAGGTCTTGCAGATGTTTTTATGATACTTAAAAAACCATTTGAATCCAAAGAAGCGTCTGATATTAATAAAGAAATATTCGAAACTATATATCACGCTGCTGTTGAATCGTCAATGGAATTATCTAGAAAACGTTTTAATATAATTAATAAAATATTAGCGAAGGAAAGTGACGAAGATATTAATAATTATGTTAATGAATTTGAAATCAAAAATATGACAAGTAAATATTGTGGTGCTTATAGTACTTTTGAAGGAAGTCCTATTTCTGAAGGATTATTTCAATTTGATTTATGGGATGAAAAACCAAGTGATAGGTATGATTGGGATAAATTAAGAAATGATATTAAAGAATTTGGAATTAGAAATAGTTTATTGTTATCTCCTATGCCTACAGCATCTACATCGCAGATTATGGGTTTTAATGAAAGTTTTGAACCTATTACTAATAATATTTTTCAAAGAAAAACATTAAGTGGTGAATTTATTGTTATTAATAAATATTTAATTAAAGATTTGATTGATATGGGATTGTGGAACAAGGAAATGCGCGATACTATTATTTTGCACGAAGGAAGTATTCAAAATATACCAAATATTGATGCAAATATGAAGGAATTATATAAAACTTCGTGGGAAATTAAACAACGCGTTATTATCGATATGTCAGCAGACAGAGGAAGATATATTTGTCAAACACAAAGTTTAAATATATTTATTGAAGAACCAGATTTTCAAAAATTATCATCAATGCATTTTTATGGTCATTCAAAGGGACTTAAAACAGGTTCTTATTATTTGCGAACAAAACCAAAAGCAAAAACACAGCAGTTTACTATAGATCCTGAATTTGCTAAAAAAAAATTGAGATGTATGGAAAACAATGGAGATAGTTGTATATTATGTTCATCTTAATGTTTTGTAAAAATCTATAAATTATTCTATATTCATCATATATTTATTTTTCTAAATTATATTAAATACTTTTATTTTATAGTATAGCACAATGTTTATATTTATATATTATATTTTTAGATTAGATTAGATTCATTTTGGGTTTCTGGATTTTGAGGTAGTAGTTTTTGGTTTTGCAGTAGTAGTTTTTGGTTTTGCAGTAGTAGTTTTTGGTTTTGCAGTAGTAGTTTTCGGTTTTGCAGTAGTAGTTTTCGGTTTTGCAGTAGTAGTTTTTGGTTTCACGGTAGTAGTTTTTGGTTTTGCAGTAGTAGTTTTCGGTTTTGCAGTAGTAGTTTTCGGTTTTGCAGTAGTAGTTTTCGGTTTTGCAGTAGTAGTTTTTGGTTTTGCAGTAGTAGTTTTTGGTTTAGCAGTAGTAGTTTTTGGTTTCGCAGTAGTAGTTTTTGGTTTCGCAGTAGTAGTTTTTGGTTTGGCAGTAGTAGTTTTTGGTTTGGCAGTAGTAGTTTTTGGTTTAGCAGTAGTAGTTTTTGGTTTGGCAGTAGTAGTTTTTGGTTTAGCAGTAGTAGTTTTTTTTCTATTTTTAAGTTTACCACCAGTTAATACCATTCCTTGCTGTTGTTTTAGCGCATTAGTGAAATCGTTAATTATTGTTTGTAATTCTGCAGCATCTATACCACTATTACAAGCCATAATACCTAGAAAACACTTAAATTTTCTACTTTTTTGTGTTTCATCATCATTGTCTTTAAAATTTTCTAAAAGAACAACTAAAAACTTTATAACATCACTTTGACAATCATTTTCAAATACGCTAATAATAGTGTCTAAATCAATATATATATATACCGGATTACCTCCAAGACGTGTTGTATAATGAACGGATGTACAATATGTTTTATCATTTTCACTGCTTATTATAAATGTGCAATGAAAGTATTCTTGAAGACCTATATAAAATTTAAAATATATAGCTCGTTGATATGGCGTACTAGGATTATGACTAAATTTTTTATCTTCTCTTTCAATTACTAGTTTAATTTTTTTACCTTCGATAGTTGTTTGTTCAAATAATGTACGTTTTGTATTATCTATAACATTTATTCCTAACGTTTTTATTTGTTTATTGCTATGTAATACTAATTCTTTAATTGTAACTGTAAACAACGTATCACTAAACTTTTTATATTTATTATATGCTTCTCTTCTATCATATTCATATATTTTCCGTTTTTGAGTAGATCTACTTTGTACTAAATTTGATGGCATCTTTGTAAGTGGAAAGAAAGCAGGAACTGTATGAGAACTTACAACTCTTTCAAATTCAGCATGTAAACTTTCAACAGATTGTTGATCTTGATCAGATTGTTGATCATGTTCATATTCTTCTTCATCTTTTTGGACTAAACTCTTTAATAAATTAAATACATCATTATAATAATCACTATTTTCATCCTCATCATACTTTACACTATTGCAAATTTGCGCATCACATACTATATCTGTTGTATCTCCTAATAAAATATAATCTTCTTTTTTTTTATCTTCTTCTTTTTTTTCTCTATCACCATACGGATGAGTACGCACAGATTTTGATGATGATCTTGAAGATGGTCTCGCAACGAACATTTCTATATTTCTAATTATATAGGATATATATTATTATATAAATATATATTATTATAATAGTATATAGTATGTCAAATAATGAACCTTTATTAACATCGTCGAATAGATTGACTATTTTTCCTATAGTACACTATGATATGTGGGAAATGTATAAAAAATCGGTTAGTGTATTTTGGACTCCTGAAGAATTAGATTTATCCAAAGACATAGACGATTTTAATAAACTTAATAATAATGAGAAATTCTTTATTAAGCAAATTTTAGCATTTTTCAGTTCAAGTGATACTATCGTTAATATTAATTTAGGCGAAAGATTTTTAAATGACGTACAAATACTCGAAGCAAAATTCTTTTATGGTTTTCAAATGGCAATAGAGAATATTCATTCGGAAACATACTCACTTCTGATAGACACATATTTTAAAGAAGCAAATGAAAAAGAAGAAGCACTAAATGCTATCAATTATATGCCCTGTATTAAAAAGAAGGCAGATTGGTGCTTTAAATGGATAAACGACGAATCTGCGCCATTCTCGCAAAGATTATTGGCGTTTGCTCTTGTAGAAGGTGTTTTTTTTAGCGGTGCTTTTTGTAGTATTTTCTGGCTTAAAGAACGTAGTTTAATGCCAGGTCTAGCATTCTCTAATGAATTAATTAGTAGAGATGAAGGTATGCATGTGGAATTTGCAGTTCTTTTATATTCTAAAATTAATAATAGATTGTCTCAAGAAATTGTACATCAAATTGTAAAAGAAGCTGTTGAAGTAGAAAAGAACTTTATTATTGAAAGTATTCCGTGTTCTATGCTAGGTATGAATGCTGATCTAATGTCTGTATATATTGAATTTGTTGCAGATAGACTACTTACTCAATTAAACTATGATAAAATATGGAATTCTAATAATCCATTTCCATTTATGGATAGAATTTCAATTGAAAGCAAATCGAATTTTTTTGAAAGTCGTGTATCGCAATATAGTAAAGCAAATGTAGGTGGTAAGCAAGAACATTCAAAATTACGCGCATTTTCTCTTGAAGCAGATTTTTAATTTAATAATTACTTAAAGAACTTATACATATTTTATATAATACAATGGATAGAATAGGAAGTATTTTCATTGAAATAAAAAAACAAATTAACTATATTATAAATGATAATGAAATATTATATTCTAATAATTATTTTAATTGTATAGATGAAATTATGGCAGTTTTGAGAAATACCTTGTATAAATTACAGGATATATATTATAAATACATATTATATCCTAAATTAAAAAAAATTTAATTTTTATTACACAAATTATTATTTGTGACATCATTATAACTAGTATATTCATATATAAATAATATTATTTATTATTGTACTTATTGTACTTATTATGTTATTGTGTTATATCTTGTTGTGATAAACACAATTTTATTTCTCCTAAAGAAGCTATAGTATATCTTAGAATAATGGGATAATTATTTTTAAGATATAATTCTACATTATTAGATAAGTTGGTACATTTTGTAAATATTGATAAATATTTTAGACTAAAAATACCTTGAATTATTTCTTGTTCTTCGTCTGTTTTATTTTTTGTAATTGTAATTGTTTGAGATTTTTCAGCACCTAATATAGTTTCTTGATTACAAAAATCTCCTTTACAACTTAATATTAATTTATCTCCAATGTTCCTAAATTCAATAAATTCCGCTAGATTATTCATATCGCGTATAATTTTTTGAAGATAATTTGAGGGCATATTTATAATAGTATGAAAGTCTACAGGAGGTATATCCAAATTTAAAACATCAATATCTAAAACTGATAATTTATAATTCGTCTTATAATTTTTATCATTATTTTCAATTGTAATACCTAAATGATTAGGGTCGTCTTTTTTAATATATATAGATAAAATATCATTATTGGTTATCGTCTTGATTAATGCGTGTAACCTTAACATATTAATACCAACATATGTTTTTTTAGCACATTCGTATATCTCGAATTTTTCTGCTTCGAGTTTAAGATGTATCAATACTATATGTGTATTGTCCATAGCGACTATCTTAATACCTGTTTCATCAATTTCTAAATTAACATCCATCAATATCTCTTTAAGAGCATCGATAACTTGTTTAAATGTAGATGCTTGTATTGTTTTAATATTTAATAAATATTCACTTTCCATATAATAAATAAAATATAATATCTCCTTAAATATTATTTATACCCATACTAGATAATGCAATAAATGTAATTAAAATAATAAATATAACTGTAATTGCTATTAAAATAAAAGGGTTGAATTTTTCATTCTTATTAAAATATAGTAATAATTTAATAAAAATACTTTTAATATTAAGATATATTAATAAAGGAACTAAATTTAAATTATGAAAAAATCCCCCTGTTTTTTCTACATAATATTTAATATCATTTAAATTAACTTTATTTTTATCAAAAATTTTTTTAAAATATTGATAATAATCGTCAATATTCATAAACCACATAACAATTATTATTATCCCAAATGTTATATTGATAACCATATACAAACATATTTCTCTTAAATTTTTACAAAATTTTTCTTCATTTGACGTAGGTTTATTATATGCAGGGCATTCTTGATAATCGCCTCTTTTATTAGAAGAAGTTAAAACAGTTCTTACACACGGTGGATTTTTATCTGCAGAAATATGTGAAGTAATAGACGCTTTAGCAGACGCGATAACACTTGTAATTGGAGGTATATTGAGAGTCATTGTATTATAAGATGTCTATATTTAATGTATTAAAATATTTTATTATTAATTTTATTTTTTTAGCAGTGCAATATTATAAATAAATACAATCATTATTAAATTTAAAAAATAGGTATTAAATAATTCATAACTTATTGTATATCTTGCATTTTCATATATTTTTTCTCCACTATCTGTTTCTAATTGTTTTATTATAAGTTTTGCAGGTTTCAAACTTTCATCACTTATATAATCATTGTGATATTGAATTTTTTCATTATTTATTTCATAATATATTGTTTTTATAATATTCATTAAATAATTTGTAGAATCGTCTTGATTTTTTCTTAAACTATTTTTAATCATATACTGATACATATTGCTTAAATTTAAAGGTTTCAAATTTTCTTTTATTATATTATTATTACTATTACTAAATAAATCTATTGCATCATTAATTAATTTATTCTCTTCTTCAATAGTTTTAGATTTAATTTTAAATGTATCATCCATATCTATATCTATTGTTTGTGATATAGTTGTAGGTTTTATAAATAATAATAATTTAATTAATTTATTATTTCTATAATTATCAATATGTTTTATTAAAGCTCCTTCATGTATATTTTTTTCTTTATCATTAAGCGCTATTCTTATTGTCTCTTTAATTGCATCTGGTTCTTTTTTAATTATACAGTTAAAATAATAATGTGATAATATTTTTAAATATTGATCGACATATTTATCCACAATTATCAATTCATCTTCAAATAAATCATCCTTAAAAATTTTGTTATACTTACCAGAAAGTAATGATCCAACCTTATATTCATAAAAAAATGATTTTTTTAATATAAATTTATTCCATATTACCTTATTATCTTTTTTATAAAAAATTACATTATTTTTAAAAAAATTTTCATTATCTTCATCATTTATAATCTTTTTTTTAATATCGTATTTTTTAAAATATTTAATTAAATTTTTAATAACAATAATTAAAAATTTTCTTAAATCATTTGGTGTATATTTTTTCTGTTCTGTTTGATAATCATATTTATCACCTGTAGGTGGCATAATAAATTTGTCGATGTAGTTTTTTAAATGCAGAGAAGTTCCATCAGATTTTAAGAATGCAGTCGCATATATATTTGGATTAGAAGAATTCGTAGTATCAGTAGAATATTTATTTAAAAAGTTGTATAAATTTTCATCTGTACCGGTTTTTAATTCATCATTATTATATAATTTATCATAAATTATTTTTCCAAGATATTCATAATCTTTTTTAAAATTAATATGGTCCAATTTTTCACCATAATCTATGCGATTATCTATTTCTTCATTGCTTTTATCTTTTAAAGTTACTGAATAATCTCCTATATTATCATTACTATTATATATCAATGACATAAATACGTTTGATATAATATATAATTCTAAATAATTTCCCTTTTCTAATGTATTATATTTTTCGTCACTTTTTGATTTGTTTATAACAGGAATTAACATATTATTTAAATCGTTTAAATCTCTTTTATAAGAACTATCTAAAACACCATATATAACATTGGAATTATAATTCGTATTAAAATTAATAAATATCGCTATATATAATACAAATATAAGTAGTAATACTATTGGTAATATAATTTCCTCAGCATATTTATATATTAATTCAGTATTAGGTATATATAATAATAGTATACATAATATGCCTATAGCAAATATTATTAATATAAAGTATATTAGCGTTTTAATATTTTTAATATAATAAGACCCTACATTATATTCTAAATCATAATAACCTTTATTTTTTAAATTTTCTAAAACATTAAAATATTTTTCGTAAAAGGTATTTTCACTATTATAAGAAAAATCTGCTGAATAATTTTCATTCGCTTCATTTTTAGTACTAAAAGGATCGTGTTCTGTACCAAAAAAATGTTCATCATTTGTAGTAGCGCCTATATTTACATTAAATTCAATGTATTTTTTCATATTTTCGTCTAATTTATTTATTTTTTCTAATTTAAGATTCCTAGGGTCAATAATAAGAGTATTAATATAATTTACAAATTCTAATAATTTTAAATGCTTAATATAATAATTATTTTTTACCTTATTTGTTACGTCAGTTAATTCTAATATCTCTTTTTTAAATTTTTTAATTTCATTCATTGAAAATAAAATTAAAATTGTTAATAATATATTCGTATTTCCTTTATTTATTATACACCCTGATGGTTTATTAGAACATAATGCAAACTCTTTAATTTTGTCTACAAATGTAGTATTTTTGCCATTAACTAAATCATATATTGTTAAATTGTTAAGAATTTTAATAGGATCGTATCTACTAATCGTAATTTCGGGTTTATCTGTTATTAATGCATAATACTGCTCGTATTCTGCTTGTGTTGTAAGAAATACAGTATTTTCCTTCAATGTTTTATAATTTTCAATCTTTATATTATTGCTAATAACACTATCCTTTCCTTTATAAGAGTCATATATGTCAATAATATTATATAATTTAGCAATTGTTAATTGAGGATCAGTTGTTTTATCTTTATCATTCCATTTAATATTAGCAATATTTGTATAGCATTTATTTACTATATCACGCGGATCATATTTTGTACTTATTTCATTTATTTTAATATCTAAATTATTTAAAATAGTATCTATAATATTGTCATCTAATTTTGGGTAATTATTTTCTGAAAAGGAAAGAAGAATATTCATTAAATTTAATATTAAATATGTAAAAAAACATATAATAGTGATATATCCTACGCACAAATATTTATATTTTTTACCTCGCGTATAGTCTTCGTCGGGATATTGTAATATCTCTGCAAATTGAATAGAAAGTAATATATATAAACCACCCACTGCTATAATACTAGCCCATATATAGATGTGAATATTATCAATATTAAAATTGTTTATTACATCTATATATGGATTATTATAATTAAAATAATTTATATATCCTTTTTTATCGTAAGGTATGTATCTTGCAATAATAATAATTATTATAAATGCAAATATAATAAATGCCAATAAATATGGTAAAAATTTTATAATATATATGATGGTATCGCCGTCTATATTATTTATTAATGGATAAAAAATATTATTATATTCAATTAAATTATAAAATAAATTAACATATATTAATATTACTAATATTAATATCATAAAATAATATGTTTTTGTATTAAAAATATCATTTGAAGAAATTAAACTGTAACTATTATCTGCTAATTTAAATCTTGATGTTTCTGCTTCGCAGTAAATATCATTACAATATTTTTTTATATTAATATCAGCAACATCTTTAATATAATAGATTTTAAAAAGAGACATTGATATATTTTTTAATTCATTTATAAATATTATTATCATCATAATAAATGCAATAAATAACACTGTATTCATTTATAATATAATTCACTTTATACCTTATAAAGAAAAAAAAGATTATTAAATTATTCTAATTTCTTTTTAACAACGTGTGTAGAAATATAAAATATAAAAATTAAAATTATTATAGTTGCAATAATTGTAAAATTAGATTTTATAGATTGTGATAACACATATATTGACATAAAAATTAAAATAATATATGCAGTAATAAATCGTGTAATATCATCAATCTCGTTATTTATTTTTTCTAAATTACTTTTATTATTATAGAGTTCGAAATTATCTATATTTTCTAATGTTAATCTATATAATTTACTATTTTCAAATATATTGCCCTCGGTAATTAAACTTCTTGTGTTTTTTAAATTTATTAATTCTCTGACAAAAGTTTCATTTAAAGAAACCTCTTCTATAGAATTAATATCTTCTCCTGAATATTTTGTTATTATATCTATAATATCTTTATTTGCTGTTTTATATAATTCTTTTTGTTTAATTATTATATCAAGTTCTTTTAAAAGCATAATATAATCATATAAATTTGTATCTTTATAAATTTCTGTAATTTTTTTCAAAATTAATGAGAAAACTATTGTAAAAATCGCAACATTAAAGAATGAATACATTGTGGCATATAATAAATATTTATTTTTATCAGATGGGTCATTGTTGATTTTATTGTTTCCTGGCATAATATTATATAGATTTAATAAAAATACTAACCATAAAACAATAAATAATGGCAGACTATAATGTAAATAATCATTATATATTTTCATAATATTTAATTCACCATCAATAATACTAAAGAATCTATTAATTTCTTTTTTATCTGTATTTTCACTAGCAGATTTTCCGTGGAAATACTTTTCTAATATATTAAAATCAAAAAACACATTGGATATGTTCCACATATATGTATTTTTAATTTTAACTTCATTTGTGTATACATTTGATTTATTATTACATATATTATTATATATTTCTATGTTATTATTTAGGTCTTTAAAATATTTTAAATATATCAATGGTGTAAAACTCATAAATGTTAATATTAAAATAATAGATGTAATAGTTACCAATTCAAAATTTTCAGTCATAATATATAATATATTATATTCTAATATATATTATTTTAAATATTCTAGATTAATTTTACCTTAAAATAGGTCTTAATTCATTATTTACATATGTTCTTGAATTTAGGAAATTTACTTCATCGAAAAATTGTATAATTCTCATAATTCTTTCATCTTCATCCATAGAAGATTGAGATATATATCTATTTAATTCGTAATCTACACCGTTTGATGCTCGTCTAAAGGCGTTTTTTGAATATTCATAGTCTGGCATACCATTTTTATATTTTGGTATTTCATTAAAAACCTTAGTATAATCCATTATATTTGATAACATATTAAAAAATTCTCCATAATCTTCGTTTTTATCTGCAGAAGAATTATTATATATTTGTTTTGAATGTGTATATTTTAAATCATTAAATGTCATAGTAGGAAAACTCATATTATTGAGTAAATTTATATATAATATTGCAATAAAAAAATAAAAATTGATTGTATGTATTAAAATATAAATACCCTATTAATCAAATTATGTCTACATTTAAAACTCTCGCAAATATTGTTAAGGATAAACTTATTAATATGCCTGAAAATATGGACGATAAGGAAATTGTAAATTATGTAAAAGAAAGTATCAAGGAAGCAAAAGTTGAACTTAAAAGTAAAAAGACTTTGAAAAATAAAAATACCGACGAAGAAAAACCAAAATACTCACTTTCTGCATATCAAGAATTTATGAAAGAGCAGCAGGTAATTTTTAAGGAAAAATATCCTGAGTTGTCAAGCAAAGAAAGGTTGGGAAAAATTGCCGAAGAATGGAATAAAACAAAAGAGAATAAAATTCTTAAGAATATTCCTCCTGTAAATGAAGTTGGTGAAGATAAGGAAGAAATTAAGGAAATTAAGGAAGTTAAAGAAGATAAGGAAATTGCGGTTGAAGAAGATAAAGTAGAAAATAATGTAGAAGATGTTGTTGTTAAGAAGAAACCTTCTAAGAAAAATAAGATTATCTAATTTGTTAAAAATTCTCTAATTCACAATAGATTTTGTAATATTTATTATATATTTTTTATAATTGATAAGTATGTTGCAAAACCTTCTGCTATATTGACATTATTATTATAATTAGATATACGAATATCAAAGTGACACCAATTATTTCTATATTTTTGTGGTATGAAGTTCATTAAAAATAAACTAGACATAAGACCCTCACTATTTTTACATCCATATCCGTGATTTTTTACATCTGCAACTGATGATTTAATATAAGACATATATTCTAACCACGCTGGAATTCTTATATTTTTTTCACCATATATATTACCATATTCTATTATTTTATTTGAAATTTGTTCATTTGTTGTAAAATAAGTAAAACTGCTATGACAATTTATTCTTTCAGACCATCCTGTTAAAGTTGCAAAATCGAATATATAATCTGGTTTATATTTGTTGCAGGAATATGTTAAAGTATCTGCTAATATTAATCTTCCTTCTGCATCTGTATTAACTATTTCTACATTTTGTCCATTATATGCCTTTATTATATCGTTAGGTTTTATAGATGAAGAAGATACAATATTCTCTACAAGAGGACATAAACATATTATTCTATTTTTATATTTTAGTTTAGATAATATATATACTATATTTACAGCAATAGCTGCGCCTTCCTTATCCATAAACATATTATTCATACCCTTAGATGTTTTTATAGAATAACCTCCGGTATCTATAGTTACTCCTTTGCCTATTAAGCAAATCTTTTTTTTATATTTTGGCGGTGAATAATCTATAATTAAAAATCTAGGTTTATTTGCAGAAGAGTTTCCTACTGCATTAATCAAATTAAATCCTATTTTTCTAATTTGTACATCATTAAAAACAGTTACCTTTACATTTTTTATATTTTTAAAAAAAAGTCTAGAGTATTTTGAAAATTTATCAGGAGTCGATATATTAGAAGGTTCGTTTATTAAATTTCTTGTTATATATGACCCGTATACAATACTAATTATATTTTTTTTATTTTGATTAGACATTTGTGGAACATAGAAATATAGAGTTTGTGTTTTTTTATCTTGATGTTTATATTTATCAAAGGTATAAATACCTTGCAAAATTCTATAAATAAAAGCATCTATAAATTTTTTATCTAACTTCTCTAAGTTGAATATAACTTTATTCTTAAAATTATTATTATAATGTATTATTGTTTTAATTTTAGAAGAAACATTTATTATATCTAAATGATTTTTAATACAAATATCGCTATTATTAGAAGCAACTGTTATAACATTATTATCTTTGATATATTTATTATCATTAATAAAATAAAATTTCATTTATATTATCTATTTTAATATTATTTTTTAATATTTTTTTAATATTTTTTTAATATTTTTTATTCTTGATTTCGTCAGTAACATCTGTTAATATTGAGTTTTCAAATCTATATATTTTATCAGCAATTTCTAATGCAGATCTTCTGTGTGCTATTATAATCATTGTAATATTCTTTTCAATAGAACAATCTTTAATTGTATTTTGAACCAATTCTTCACATACAGGATCTAACGCTGATGTAGCCTCATCAAAAATTAATATATTAGGATTCCTTATCAATGCCCTTGCAATTGATATTCTTTGTTTTTGCCCCCCTGATAAAGAACTTAATTCGGTTCCCTCAAGTATAGTATTATATTTATTTGGTAATTTTGATATAAATTCGTGAGCATTAGCTTTAATCGCAGCATTTATAATATCTTCTTCGCTAATATTTTCCATTCCATATGCTATATTATTTGCAATTGTATCGCTGAATAATATACTATCTTGTGCAACATATCCAATTTTTTGTTTTAACCATTTATTATCATATGTATTAAAATCTATATCATCTATATAAATATTACCCTTATTTATTGTCAAAATACCTAGAAGACATTTTACTATTGTACTTTTTCCTGAACCAGAATTGCCTATGATAGCAATTTTATCTCCAGGATTAATTTTAAAATTTAAATTTTCTATTAAATTATCTTCTGCCTTCTCATATTTAAAATGTATATCTCTAAATTCAATTTTACCTTCTAATTTATTTTTAAGAGGTATGTAATAACCTCTTGAATTTATATTAGTATCAAGAAGTTCTGTTATTCTCTTATAAGGTTCTCTACATTTAAAAAATTCGTTATTATATTGTATTATTGCCATTATATTGTCGTATAAACTTTGATTATGAAGAATAAAAGAAATTAGACCTTCTGTATTATTTAAATATTTTGCCGCAATAATTATCCCTATTGTTGTAAATGCTGGAATATTACTAATTATTAATAAATTTATCCCATATACAAGTGTCTGTTTAAAAATGAAATTTAATTGATTATTACTAAACAAAATGTGTTTCTTATTACTTATATCTTCTGTAGCATAGGTTTTTATAATTGAAATATGCGATATTGATTCATGAATATATGTATTTGTATTTCTATTTAATTCTTCCTGCCCTTTCATTATTATCTTGTTGGCTTTTTCATATAATTTAGAAATTCCCATATTTATAGGAATTAATAGACATGCTATAATAGTTAATTTCCAAGATATTTTACTTAGCATCCATAATGTAGCTATAACGTGAACTAGAGACCTCGTAATAACATTTATATTTAGAGAAATACTATCTGAAACTATTCTAACGTCATTATTTATATATTCTAATAATTTATTAACAGGAGTTATTTCATAAAAGCGCGAATTCTGATTTATCAATTTATTGTATATAATTTTTCTCAATCTTATATTCATACAATTTTGTGAATATGTAAAACAAGCACCTCTAAGTGAGCACGCAACCATCGCAAAAATATTTGCATATAATAAAAGTATTAATCTTTCTTTCGAAAAATCTCCTAACATTATTTTACCCATATGTTCATTTGCATATACGCTATAATAAGAACCTGTGCATCCAAAAATTAATCCCGCTATGCTATATTTCTTATCACTTTCTATTAATTCTATATACCTTTTTATTAATTTCATTTAATGTATAAATATATTATATATTATTTATATAATATGGTTCATTATTAATAATTTTCATTGTTTTATTTACTTCAGTTTTCAATATATTTCCTCCATATTTTATAAACACATTTTCAAATAATATATTGAAAACGTCCTCTTGTATTTTAGATTTTGAAGACTTAGGTGACTTAGGTGACTCGTTAGAATCCAAATTACTATTTTTTTTAGTTTTAAATGTATTCATTAAAAGTATCATAATATTATTCATCTCCATTTTAAAATCAATATCTGGCGAATATTGATATTCGTCAGAATCATAGTTTTCATTTAAAAATGTTGGTATTATTTCGCAATAATCTTTAATAACATTCATTGAATTATTTTTGTTTATTTTTTTAACTAATCCAAAATCATAAATCATTATATTATATTTACATGCTTTTAGATATATATTTATCCCATTAAAAATATAATGATAATACCCTTTTTCATTATTATAATGCCATAAAAAATTACCACCGTGACAATCGTTATGAACATTTGATAATAAATTATGAAACGTAGCTATAGATATAAATGTCTGAAATAGTATATTATATAATAATTCATTATTTGATATTATTTCGGGATTATTTAATAATGTCGCTAAATCGCCATTTGCTATTTCATTTACTGAAATTAAACTAGATTTTTCACTTATTTCTCTTTTTTTACATAGACAACTTCTATATATTATTAAAAAATGTTTGGATAATTTTTTCATAATTATATCATCTGTAATTTTATTCATTAAACTAATTTCAAATAAATTACTAGCGTTTGTCTTCATTACTTTTGTTGCAATTGGAAAAACTCCAAGTGAATTTTTAACAGATGTTTTATAAATTTCTCCATTAAAATTATCTTTACTTATTCTTTTCTCTAAATTTATTATATTGCGTATCGTATATCCTTCACTGTCTTTAAATTGCTTTTTTTCTAAACAATCATCATCCTTTACATGCTTTAAATTATTTTTAATATAATTTAAAAAATATACTCTGTTATCTAGTGTGTATTTATTAACAATTAATTTGCTTTTTAAAAAATTAGATATTTTATTTGCAGTTTTAAAATTTTTATCATCTTCAATCATATCATTTAAAAAAACAGATTTTGAAGACCCTTTGCTTCCTGATGAAGACCCTTTGCTTTTCGAAGACTTTTTTTTTGTAAATATTTTTCGCCTAATATTTGCTTGAATAATTTTTAATGATTTTTCAACATCTACAATGTTAGTATCCATAATTCATCTATTATATAAATATAAAATATAGTATAATATATAATGAAAAGTATTATAAAAGGTTTAATGTATTATGTTGATTTAGTAGATTATGAAGAAAAAAAATGTAAAATAAATACTAAAATAACATATACAATCCCTCCATACCAATATAATAGAATGTATGCTTATCCGCAAAGATATATATGATTATAATGTACATTTATTTTTTTTACTATTTGCCAATTCTTCTTTTGTTGGTTCATAGTTATTATTACTTAAATCTATGTCTTCTGGTATATTATCTTCTAGTAATTTTTTAAACATTAGATTTTCTAATTCTTTATCAATATATGTATCATTAACATAGAATGTATATTTAGCACTATTTGTTCTTTCATTTTCAACAGTTCCGTATTTCATTGGAATGTATTGAATAAAATCATTATTATTTTTAATATCGTAACCTTTAAAAGGAAATAATACTATATTATCTTCCGATATTACACCAATTATTTTAATTAATATTACATTTATTAAATTACCATTTGTAATAACAACAGCTTTTACATGTTTTCCTTGAAATTTACCCACTCTATATAATATTAAATCTATATCAAACATATAGTATTCTGGATAATCATTGTGATATCTATATCTTAACATTAAATCATGTACTATTTGTATTTTTTGTTTTGGATCTTTACCTGGTAAATCCATTATACTATTATTATTTAATTTTTCATCTATGAACTTATATATCTTATTATAGTGTTTTAATAATAAATTTATTTTATTATTATCTTTTTCAACCTTAGGATTATTCCATTTACTCCAATTATTACCTTCTACTGCTATTATTAATTCATTACAATTATTATTAAATACTTCTTTTAATTTTTCATTATAAGTGTTATTATCATATTCATAATAATATACATTTATAGCTTCTTTTTTCACGTTAACATCATAGGGTATACTAGAATTTATAATATGTCTATTCCAGGGATATTCACCTGTATTTTCATACATAATACGTGCATTAGAAGGCATATATTTAAAACGATTATCATAATTAATAGAATCATTATTCATATTGAATT